GGAGGCATACCCCCCGGAGGCATACCCGGCGGTCCCTGTGGAGGCATCTGCTGTTGTTGAAGCCGTTGCAATGTGCGTTTTAGAGCCGCGGCCTTTCGCTCACGGGACACGGTGCCCGGGGATTCGTACTTCATCAGAAACGACTCAATACCGTCGCCCGTAGGTCCCGTGTTATCTTTTTTCATCAAGCCCACAATACCGCCATTTGCCATTTGCTCGGGCGGCGGAGTACCTGCGGCTGTTGCCGCTGCTGCCGCTGCGGCAGCCGCTGCCTCCCGTTCACGGGCGGCGGCAATCGCGGCTTGAATTACTTCAGGACTAATCCCCATAAAACCCGTGCCAAAAATACCCGAGCCAGTAAGGGGTGAAGTGGAGGCGGTAGAGGTGCCTGACGCGGCGGCTCGCTGTGCGGCGCGGCGTTCAATTTCTCGCTCTACCTCATTCTCAAAATCAGGCTCCGCCTCGCGTTGTTGGCCCCGTTGAGCCATAAAGGCCCCAAAATCGCCAAAGTCGGGAAGATCCACGCCCAAAGCAGCGGCTATTCCTTCTGCCGGAGGTGAGGGCGTAGTGTCCGAAGGCGGGGTTTCTGGGGGCGGGGGCGGCACATCCTCTGGCGCAGGGGTGTCCGACGTAAGATCTTTTGGGGGCGGAGGGGGCGGGGGCGGAGGCGGAGGAGGCGTATCCGCATATAGATCGGGGGCCTCATCACTCTTGACTAAAACATCCTCTTGCGTGTAGTACGGGGCCCGTGGATCACCACCTGTGGGCGGAGCCCCCGCAAAGACGGGCCGACCGGAGGCGGTATACCCCGGGCCCATGTCGCTTGTCCCAGAGGCGCTTCCGGGCGTAGAAATAGGTTTAGAAGAAACGCCATACTTTTCCGAAAAAGGTTGCGATGGCGTAAACGAACCGGTTTCTCCGTAATTGTTTAACCAATCGTAAGCCGCATTTATGCGGCGTAGGCTTTCAGGGGCCCAATCTTGGCCTTCCGAGCTTAGTCCGCCTGCCCCCGCAACCATCCAAGTTCCGTTGGCAACGTCGTTGCCTTGCTTTGCCGACTCGCTAAACCAATCTAAAAACCAGTTGTAGTCGTCATCGTTCAGGACGCCCATGTCCCGCAAAACATCTACCACCTGTCGGTTAGTCGTGCCTTCTGCAAAGGTGTACGTGCCGTCAGAATTACGTGTTAAATAATCCGGGAAGAGCGGCATGTACGAAGATCCGGGGGTGGTTGGGGTATAAGGATTTGTTCCGGGCCCCATGTAGCCGGGAGGGAAACCTCTAAAATTGGGCGGTACAGGCATTATCGCATTACCTCTTTTCTAAACAATCCGCCAATGCCCGAAGTTACTGGTCCGCCATTCCTGAAGGGGAGGCGGAAATTGCCCGATTGAACTTGCGCCATAACCCGATCAATAGCTTCCTGTTGCTCTGGTGTAAATTGAGGCGGTTGTGGAGTAACTTGAGGCGGTGGTGGGGTAGCCGGGCCACCTCCACCACCAAAATCTTCAAAAGACAACCTGCCTGTATCTGGCCTCGGAGTTCCCGGGGGCGGTAAAACTGTCGTCGTTGGCACCGTTGGTGTCGGTTCAATTATTGTGCGTGGCCCTGCCGGGGGCTCACGACGCGTGGGTTGCGCACTGCCCATAAGGGGGGCAGATAGAACACCCGGAGGCGACGGTTGTATATTGCCTATAAGCCCCGCAGGGGCCGCAGGGGCCGCGGGGGCCGCAGAAGATATCCTTGGTGGAGGAACGCGACCACGGTTCATTTCCATAAGCTCTTCTTCAGTCATGTTCCGAAAAACATCAAAATTGCTCTGGAACATTTCAGAAGCACTCGGCAGGTTTATTGGACCAGAAAATTGGCCCATTGTATTAGCATCAGCGGGTTTCTTTTTACGGGTCGATGGCGCTGCAACGGTGAGTTGTCCGGGTTTTTCTTCTGCTTCCATGACCAACTCGGAGGCAAGGCTTGGCCCCACTTCTTTTTGTTCCGCCTGTGCCGTGTCGGCTCCAGACGTTGATTCGGAAGCACTGGGCTTTAAATCATCTATCCACTGGTCAAACTCAACCGGGGTCGTTTGGAAGTTGTTCTCACCATATTTTGGACCCATGCCGCCAAAGCCCAGCGTGTCCCCTGACTTATAGTCATAGGCATAAACCTGATCGCCTTGAATAAAATAATGCGTACCAGTGGTTGGTCCGCCAATACGAATATAGTGAGTCCCGGGCGTCATCTCGCCATGGCCGCCAAGTTTAAGAAGATTTCTTTCGCGGTCAGTCAGGGCGTCGGGATGAACGCCAAAAATACGGGCATATTTACTATCACCTCGCCGCCGTGCGAGTTCTTCTTGAGTAATGTTGTTGTACATCAAGCCGGTTTTGGGGTCGTAAGTCACGCCCGAGCCGTACTTGCCTTTAGCATAAGGCAATATGCCGCTGGCAAACTCTTCTATGGAGTATGTTTGACGCGCCCCAAGCTCATCTCCGCCCACAATGTTTCTCTTGCTGTGCAAGAACCGGTCGCCCCCAAACCTGTTTTGAATGTCTGCTTCGACCGCGGCTAAAAATTCTGGGGATTGGTTGTACGGGCCCTCATACGGAGTGCCGCCGGGGGAAGTGCCGCCGGGGGAAGTGCCGCCGGGGGAAGTGCCCCCCGGAGAAGTACCACCCGGAGAAGTACCACCCGGAGAAGTGCCGCCCGGAGAAGTGCCGCCCGGAGAAGTGCCGCCCGGAGAAGTACCACCGGGGGTGTCATACGGATTAATTACCGTGCCGGGAGAACCGCTGGGAGGAATGTATGTCCCCGGTCCCGGGCCGCCGGGATCGGTGTATGTTCCGGGGTCCGTGAGCGAAGGAGTGCCGGAAGAAGGCGTGTACCCATAAGCCTGCATGATTTCAGAGGCGTAGGGATTAACGAGTGCATTTATAAGGTCTTGGTAAGAGCTAGCCATGAATGTTATCCGTAATACTGCATAGGTTTAAGGTTTGCAGTTTCATCTTCCCAATAATCAGAGGGCAATTGAACAAAATTACCCTGCCTATATCGCATTAACGCCTGCGTGGTACTGTCCACCAAGTCGTCATGTTCGCCATTAGGAAACGCGGCACATTCTTCAATAACTTCTTCCGCCCAAGATTCGTCGGGGGCCCAGATCATTCCGCTTTCAAACAACGGAGAAACACTGAACACCCTTGACACCTTGTCATTTCCTCGACTAGGGGTAAAGTTTACCACAGGAATACCCATATTTCGCAGTTCGTGCGTCAGCGGCAAACCGCTCGCCTTGGCCTCAATGATGACCGTTTCAGGCTCCCAAAACTTATACATATCCAACGCCATCTGTTTTAGCTCTGGAAAGTCCCAACGGCCCTTTTTTGAGTCCAAAAGGATCAAATTGGCCACCGTACCCTCATCAGGATAGAAAACACCCCACGTAGTAATCGCACTGTAGTCCGCCCGGGTACTCTTGGAAAACGCCGTATCGTAGCTCTGAATAACATACTGAAGCTGCGGAACCGTCTCCTTGTCCCAGATCTGCCACCACTCGCGCTTGATAATCGCGTTCTCATCACCCGTCGGATTCTGCTGGTACTGCGCATTCCACTTCGGACCCGGGATAGACGCCTTGACCGCCAGCATTTCCTCAAACGACCAAAACTCCGGCCACAACGGCTCGCCAGACGGCATCTCCATAGGAAATTCGATGACTTCCCACTTGTCCGCTAACTCATCCCGGCCCTGTGCCCGGATCAACTGACCCGTCAGATCCTTTTCCGACCACCGCGTCATCACCACAATAATGGCTCCGCCCGGTTGCAAACGCTGTCGAGGACCACCCGTGTACCAATCCCACGCATCATCAAAACCACTCAGCGACATCGCCGTCTGCTCCGAGTGCGGATCGTCAATAATGATCAAATCACCACCTCGGCCCGCCAAGTTTGAGCCAACCCCCACGCCGTAGTACATGCCACCACGGGCCGTGTCCCATCTGCCCGATGCCTTGGAATCCGCCGACAGGGCGGCGTCCGGGAACATCTCAAGATAATCCTCGCGCTCCAGAAGGTTTTTCACCTTTCGGCCAAAGTTGACCGCCAGTTCGGTGGTGTGTGTTGCCTGAATAATTTTCATCGCAGGCTTCTTCCCGATCATCCACGCAGGGAACAGGAAGCTGGCAAATTCAGACTTGGTATGTCGCGGCGGCATGTTGATGATCAGGCGCTTTAACTCGCCGTTGGCCACCCTTTCAAGCTTCTCGGCCATGATCTTGTGGTGTCGCCCTGCAATGAACTCGGGCCACATGGAGCGGACAAAGCTTAGGAAGCTGTTTTGGCACGATTCGACCTTTTCAATCTGAGCCAAGCGGTACTGAAGTTTCAGAAACTTCTCTTCTAACTCTTCTTCTGACCCCAATTCAATCGACATATGAGATGGCCTTTTAATTACTTCAGGGTATTAAAGCATATAGGATACCGTAGGTTTGAAAATTTTTACAAAATTTTTGGCCACATGTGACTCCTACGGCTAGTTTTTTTATTTATCTGGCCATAAATGACCTTTTCTTCTCGGCTTACCCTTTTTTATCGACTTTTTTGTTCCACGTGGAACATCGATATGGTTTCACAACTGTGTTGTTTGTGAAAAACATGCACCTTGAGCCCGCTTGCTGGCCCCGCCCGCGGCCCGCGGCGCGGCGGCCCAGATCCAGCGCTGTGGCGGCGTTTGACGCGATCCGGCCACGGGCCCCGTAACTTCCTTAAATGTGTGTTTACGTCAGTTGACCCGCAATCGTCATGACGATTGCAACGCGGCCCGCGGGCCCAGTGCCACGGCCCGCGGCCCGCGGTACGTTTTAGGGGGAACAGGGGGCGCGGCCCCCGCCCCTGCTGTTACGGTTGCGGCCCATACTTAACAAATCACTTGAACGTCTAGCCCGCATGGTTGAGCCATTATCGCATACCCTGGCGCAAATCACTTTTTTTCGGGGGCGGAGTGAATAACCTTACGATTTGTGGGAAGTGAAAACGGACAAACAGCGGGCACAAAAAACCCGCCACGGGGGCGGGTTGGGTTGGGGTTTCGGCTGCGGGCTAACTTTCGGCGCGAGCCCGCTCGGCTTCGATCATTTCCGCCAGTAGCTTTTGGGCTTCGCGGTACTGCTCGTCGGCCTCATCCGCTCGGCCTGCCATCGCCAGCACCCCCATAAACTGCAAGTGAAATTGAACCTGCTCAAGCTGGGTGCCGCTCATGACTCGCGCCCCCGTGACGGTACGCGGATCAGATCTGACGGATCGTCAAAGAATCCCCACCGCGCGAGCGTGTCCCCAGTAGAGCGGAGCTTACCGTTCGCGGCGCGGTAGATCAGCGGCGCGGCGTTGCGCGTTTTCTGAACCACATACTCCGCGCCATCGATGGGCGTGAAGTCTCCCAAACGCTTCACACAACGCCACAAAACCATGTCGCCGTGTATCTGATCCAGTGGTGCAATTTTGATCATGTCAATCTCCCAAAGTGTCACCGCGTCATTGCGGCCCGTCGAGGGTATCGCATACCGCGCCCAAAAAAAAGCCCGCCATGTGGCGGGCGGGTTTCGGCAGCGGGCGGGTTAATCGAAACGCGCAACCTTAGCGGCTTCTCTCCCGCGCTCGCGGATCGCCGTGATCCCGTACTGATAGACAAAACACTCAAAAGCCTGTGAAACGATCCCGCCCATGGTCACCGCGTAGGTAAACCGGACTAGCGGCGACATATCGGGATCTTCGGCGTATTGGGATCGGTAAACCCCGTCCGCGTCGAGATCGCCCCCCAGTGGATACTGGAACCCGCCGAACTGGTAAACGTTGTCCATCGCGTCCGCTATGGCGTCGAGATTCACGCCGTCAGGGTTTTCCGTTTCGGCAGTAATGCAAGCCTCCACGAAAAAATCAGGAATGATCCCGCAAGCCTCTAAAAGCTGGGCGGGTTGAACGCGGTTCAGATCCGCATCACCAGCAGGATTTAAAACCCGATCAAGTATCAATTCGGACGGGCGGACAACTAGCGTTTTTGTTTCCATGTCAATCTCCCAAAGTGCGCGGCAACATTGCCGCCAGACATTTATCGCATATCACGCGGACCCGATCAAGTCGGGATTATCAATAACAAAGCCGGAGCGATCACGGGCCGCCGATCCTTTCGGGGTTAGCGCCACGATTTGCCCCGCCGCGAATGCGTTCGCAATATCATCCCGATCCCCATCTATAACGGGCCGCCCGAGAAACGTGCGCGGAAACCCGCCGCGAAACACTACCGCCACGGGGGCACCCGTTCGGAATGCTCGCCGGTTTTGGTTCCGGTACTGGGGCCGCCCGCTATAGCTGAAAATCAACCGGTAATTTTCTGGGGTTTTCCCCAGCCGCGCCGCCCGTTTGGTGTAGTCAATAAACAACAGATCAGGGTGCGCTTGGGGTACGCCATCGCGCTCCCAGTGCTGATCCGATAAAACATTAAGCCGCACCGCGCCCCGCTCCCCATTGCGCTCGCAAAGCTTTGAAAAGTTCAGCAGCTCTCGGTGCAATTGATCCAGAAAACCCGCACGATCTTCCCGCAAAAAATCCGCCTTGCTGATTCGGGCCCGCCGGACACTGGTAAACCGTCCGCGGCCCTGCTCGGCTAGACAATCCGCCATGCACCCAGCGGCCTTCGCGCCCGGGCATAAAACCGGATCAGGGTAGAGCGATAGCCCAGCATATCGAAACGGGGCGGCCTCGCCCGTTTTTCTGAGTTTGGTATTCCCTCCACGGGTATCAAGTAATTTCATGACAATCTCCCAAAGTGTCGCCGCCAATCGCGGCCCGATCACTATCGCATACCATGCGGGCAAAAAAAAGCCCGCCAGTGTGGCGGGCTATCGGATCGGGTGCGGGCTATCCCGCTTCAGCGGTTTCCAATGGGGGGCCGAATTTAAGATCGCGCATCGCGCTCGCCGCCCTTTGTTTCTCACCAATAATTTGCAGTTTTAAACACCGGACGCAATTTATAATAAACCGGTCTAAATCGTCTGGCTCCCAGCCGCCGCCCGCAATTAACTCCGCAATTTTGTCCGCGTTTAAATCGGGGGTGCATTCTTCGCGGATGTAAAGATCAAGCGCAGTCCACTCGCCGTGAAGATCTTCGGGGCTAATAGAATTATCTTCTAAAAAAGCGGGGGCCTCCCAAACGCTAATGGATAGCTCGGAGGGCTCGACTTCGTAATCTTGCAAATAAATATTGAGGGTTGCCATTACTCGTCACCCCCTTGAAATGATTCGGTCCAAGATACAAACACCGCCCGCGCTTCGTTGCGGTTCAGATCAAAATTGTCTTGAAGCCAACGCGGAGCGCCAAACATATTCATGACGCCCGACTCTCGGAGCGCGTCCAGACTGCTGAAATAATCGGAATGTAATGCCCCAGAGGCGAGGCGTTTTTCTGCTGTGGTTTCCATGAAACTTTCTCCCAAAGTGTGCGGCAGAATTACCGCACTGGGGAATTTATCGCATACCCCAGAAAAAGAAAACCCCCCGCAGGGCAAACCATACGGGGGGCACTTTGGGGACCGAGTTATGCCGCCATCGCTACACGTTGCCAATCGGAGCGGGGCAGGTCCAGAACGCGCCCGCCCAGTTTCTGCCAATCGTCAACCGTATCGGGGTCCGCCTGATGCGCTACCGCCGTCACCGCGTTCACCATTGTGGCGCGGGTTACCGGCTGACCGGCGTAGCCCGCCTGACCGATAGTGGCGAGCAGGCCGTCCATCAAACTGGCGGTATCTTTTTTGGTGAGTGCCAGCACCTTGCCCATAGCCTCGACAGCAGACTGCGGCGAGCCCTCGACTTTATCGTCGTGAGCAGCTTTCATTTTTTCCAGCACTTCATCGAACGCCTCGCGACTAGCATACGCTCTCGTGACATCCCGCATTTGAAGCGCCAGCGCATGGTTATCCGCATCCTTGGCTTCGTCAGTCAGCAGGCCCCAAGTATCGGCATCGCCCCGCGCCCCAGTAATGTGAGACTTGCGGGTCCGCTTCTCGGTCTGCATCCCGTTCAAACAGGCCAGCGTCCAGAACATTTGGAACACGTTCACGCTACCGCAACCGACTTCGCTGTTAGACATCCCAATGCCCAGCGCCATGATGTCGCCAACAGCCGCGCCTTCCCCCGTGATTACTTCCGACTTGAGTCGGAGGTACAGCCGCTTATCAGTCACCTGACCGTTCACCACTTTCCACTGGGCATCGCTTTCCAGCAGTTCGGGCAGTGCGGACTGCAACAGGTGAACGTTATCGAACGTTTTAAATTTGTCGCTGACAAATGCGCGGGCAGTGCCTGCGCGGTCAGAGTGCTGGAACGAACGGATCATTCTGACGGCGGGCTCTTTTTGCCAGATAGCATTGATCAGTCCATCGAACTCAGTGGAGTAATCCTGTTGTAACCGGCGAGCAGTCCGAACGTCGATACCCGCCCGCTGGCTGATCTGATCAAACGCCACCTCATTAGCGGCGAGAATCTGAGTCGGTGCCCCGCCAGACTGCTCCATGATGATCTGGCTGACCTTACTGCCATCGCCCCGATCACCGGTCATCAGTTGAAGTTGATTAGTGGGGGCCAGAAAATCCTGCGATCTGGCGGCTTGATCCTGCACCTGTTGAAGCAAGCGGGTCAGGGTGTTGTCTGAATTTTCAATCGTATGTTGCATGGTTACTTCTCCCAAAGTAGGCGGCGAATTGCCGCACCCGAACTATCGCATACCGGCGGTGGGGCGGCAAGTCCTCTTTTTAAAATTTCAATCGGTAAATTCTTCGCTGGATTTCAGAGTCCAGCAGGAATCGCCGTCATACTCGCGAATGTCCACAATTTCCATTTGGTCGCATCCGGGTTCATACCAATCGTCATGCACCCGTTCGTCGGCTCCAATGCTGGCGTTATACATATCGATAACGCGCTGATTAAAAACACGCTCGGCAATCTTTATCGCTTCCTCTTCCGAGGACGCCAAGATGTCAATCTTCGTATCCATCGAAACCCAACCGTGAACCTGATAGTGATCTCGCATTTCAATCGCAGGCCACAACTCAACGTCCGCCAGTGCCGCCGCGACTTCGTCGGCTCGGCTGTCCGGCTGTTCGTCTTCACTCGCCCCGCAGAGGCGGCACTCAAATTTTGATTGGTCCGCACCCAAGCTTTGTTTGGGCCGGATGTAATTAGTCTTGCATTCGCAATCCCAGTAATCGGGGTTGGTCACGGTGGCAGGGTCCTGCCCGTGTTCCAGTGTTGTCATGTTCACTCTCCCAAAGTGATGCGGTGGATTCCGCAGGGGGAGAGTATCGCATACGCGGGCCAAAAAAAACCCCGCCGGAGCGGGGTTGGTTTGGATTCACTTGAGGGGTTTTAGTACCCCGTTATCGAACAGCGCCCTGATCTGGATTTCAGCCAGCTTTTTGCTGGCCTCCGCGCCGGTCATCTTAGGATCAAGAGGCTCGGCACTTATCCCTCCCGACATGTCGCAGATCCGGTAGCTTTTCCAGACCTCGCAATCTAACCGGTAGATCAGGCACTCGGTTGGCTTTTCATCAGAGAACTCAATCTCTTCTCGCCAATCCTGCTCGCCGTATTCTTTCCAGCTATCCCACCGTTCCTCTAACTCCTCTTGATCAAACACCCAATCAAAATGACTCAGACGGGTTTGCTCTCTCAAGTGAGCGTTGCTCAGTGCCTCGGTTAAAGACTCTGCCGCACCCCAACAGTGGTTAGCCGCGATTACAACGTAAAGTGAATTATCCATTGCTTGTCTCCCAAAGTGAAAATGAAGTTTTTGAGAAGTTGCCATCCGATAGCGGACTCGCGTCTCGGTGCTAGGCCAGCGCTGTTAAAGAGCATCGAAGTCGCTTGGACTTGATGCGCATATTATAACATACGGTATTTTTTAAAATTTCAAAAACAGGCCAAATCGGGGCGATTTGAAAAGGCGGGTTCAATAACGGTGCGGGTTTGCGGGGCGCGAAAAAAAAGCTTGACAAGGAAAACCCCGCCGGAGCGGGGTCAGTGCGCAACGCTGTCTACGATGGCGCAGGCGTTCAATAATTCTTCGTCGGACAGGCTGTCTACCAATTGCTGAATCGCGGCCCTCAAAACCTCGGCAGGAATGTCTTCGGGATCGGACAGGCCGCACTCAATATCAAAGCCCAGATCAAACGCATGAGTGATCATGGGGTGCGAGCCAGCAGGCTAACGATCCGGTCGCCCTCCTCGGTGATCGGGGCGGGCCGTCCGACATAATCATCAAACAGCCAAACGAAATGACCCCTCGGGTCCATGCCCTTCTCACTGCAGGCGTCTACCCAACCCTGCGGCAAGGAGTGGTCATAGTTCAATCCAGCATACCGCTGTTCCGCAGCTTCACCTCTTGTCATCACGCATCCTCCCAGTGGTCTGGCGTAAATTGTTCCAGATGGTTTAACTGCCAACACAAATCCGCTTTGTCTACCAACGTGATCCAGTTGACGAAAGGCACCCCATCCTCGTGGACATTGAACATATCCCGCGCAAACTCCCGAGCGCTTTTCTCAGTTTCAAACCACCGGACCTTTTCACCAGACTCCACGGTCCACAACTCACACAACATACTCATACACACCTCCCAATATGTGCAGGCATCATTGCCTACACCGAGTGTATGCGATTGATTAGTTATGTGGCAAGTGTTTTGAAAAAGGCCGCCCAATCTACGGGCGTGGGGAAAAGCGCGGTGGGCTCAGAGTCCAATCCATCTAGGCGCAGATCCATCACGCAATCGCCACGGTACAGGGACACCCCCGCAGGGTGCTTAACTGCGATCCAGCAACTGCCGTGGGCGTGTTTGGTAGCAAAAGCTACCTGATGAGGCGAGATGCGGACAGAATTGTTTTGAGTGGTCTTCAACTCCACCAGATGCCAATTACCGTCGCTGTCCAAAATTAAAGCGTCGGGCACACCCTGCGTGGCACGAGACTCTAATCGCGTGGCACTCCAATCAGGGTGATGTGTTTTCATGGCCTGTTTCATGGCCTGCCAAAAGCTGGCTTCGCGAGGGCGCTTCGCCTTAACCGGCGTGTCTAAAATATCAGTCACCGTGTGTGGTAGGTTCTTTACTTTAATCATCCTGTTTCATCAGGCCTTCAAAGTCTAACCGCTCTAACTCAGACATAAATGCCTTGGGTCGATACACAATGGGCGTCTGCTCTTCATTCATGATCGCCCACTTCTCACGGCCAAACCAAAGGCGGCCAAAGAATCTAATCAGAAACATCTACTGCTTGATCTCCCAGACGTTCTCTTGCTTTTTTTCTATTACCAGCATCCTCCACTCCGGCATCGTGTGTCAAGGGCGCATACACCTGCTTGAGTTCTTCCAGAGCTTTCAAGACTTCTTCTTTGCTCATCTGCTCAATCGTGCCGTGCCGGATTTCCGTCTTGTTGACGTAGATGTCCCCCTGCGCCTGACCCCGCCGATACTCGGCCTGCACTGCGGCAGAAAACGCACCGTTCTCTAGCGCTGCATCTCGGATGACTTGAAGATCCCGCAGGTGGCGCTGGTATTCCACGCCGTACTTTTGATCAAGCTCCTGTCGATATTCGCGGATCGCACGGCAAACGTGCGGGCTAATCTTGGGGTTAGTTAATTCAGAGGCTCGGACATGGGCAGACCGTTCGGGATAGCCTGCGTTGATTGCCGCTTCCCGCATGGTGATCTGTCCATCTTTTGACACGAGTTCCCGGACAAAAAGCTCCTGCTTTCGGGTCAGGCGCTTTTCGGCCAGCGGAGGTCGATTGCGCTTCTGGCGCTTGGCTTCGGGAAGGGATGCCGCTTTGGTGTCCAGCACCTTGGCATAGCGGCTTTTCTGTTTAGGCATGGAAGGCCCCTATATGTGAGTAAGTCAGCATAACCATACCTTAATTTTGCCCTCCCTATATATATTTCCCAGAAAAATAAAAATAATTTTTTTCAAAACTGAAAAACCTCAATAGCAATAGCCTGATTAACAAACTCTGCACATAATGGCGTATACCCGTGTAACCCGCTGTAACCACAAAAACCCAGTGTTTGTGCGGCTTTCAGGCCATGGTTACGCGGTTACGCCGGTTACGCCTATTTTTAATTTATTTTTTATTTTTTTATTTCTCTGGGAAAACACTATATAGATAGCGAAATTAAGACCCGAGGTCCGTGAACCGTGGCCAGAAATGACCTATTCACGGACCCCGGGTCACGATCAAAGGATCAAGAGGAATAGTACGCCGATGATGACGCTTATCCCGGCTACGGCGATAGCCGCGGCGACGAGCAGTTCACCTATTCGGTTACTCACCTGCCGCGTCCTTGAGCTTTTGTTGTGTTTCCTCGGGAAGGTTGTCGAGGTCGAGGATGCGGTAGCCTGCGGGGCTGTAGCAGTCCACGCGGCCATCCTCCCGGATTCTCAGGGTGCTATCCATAATCTCCACCCAGCCCCTTTCTTTGTCTTTCACGCGCCCTCCGGGATGGTGCCGGTGGCGAAGACGCTCATGCTGTCTATTTGGGCGATGAGGTTAGCGAGTTCCTGCTTACGCTTTTTGGGTGACCGGCTGTGGGTGGTAGACATGGAGCATTTTTCGCAGATGTCGTAAAAGACTTCATCCCGGCTGAATCCTAGCTGGAGCAGCTTGACGATGCGGTCTTGGGGTTTGCCGTATTGCGTTTCCGCTTGGGTCAGCGGTACGTCGTTAGTGGTTTCTGGTTTCATGATTAAATCCCAAAGTAGTTAAAAGAGTGTTCCACGTGGAACACCCCATAGTATCGCATACCCCGGGGGCAGGATCAATCAGAGTTTGATATAAGCTTATATCAAAAGGAAATAAAAACTTAGCGCTTTAAAGAGAAGGTAGCGACGAGTGCTAGGCGGTGGGGCTCCCCGGGAAGAGGGCACTCGTTGTAGTGGTAGCGCTTCCCATCAAAAATAACCACCTTGTCGGCTACTGGTGGAATTCTTTCCAAGATTTCGCACTCGCTCTCGTGTTGTGGAGAGTTTTGCACGAAGTCTTTAAATGGCCAGCGGTACGTTCCTTCATTGTTGTTAAGGAGTCGATCCGTGAGGATGGTATCCCCACTACACGTATTTAAATAAATCAGCATAACCAAGTGCGGAAAATTATCGTCAACATGGGGAAGCGCAATTCCTTTTGGAGTGCCGGGGACGTTGGCCCGGGGCAGCGTTACGTTAAAAGCTGAACGATAAAGCGTGTCTAGCTCCAACCCGTTGTGTTGCAAAATCTCCGCTATGATCTCCCGTAGCATGGGTGCTTTGGGGTCCGTCTCTTTCGCTTCATAGCCCTTGGACCAAAGCTCTTCGTCTCCCCACTTCGCTCCCACAACGTCTCGTTTATGGAAGCTGCGACTAAAAACGTAACGAAAATCCGGGCTTAAATACCATTCGGGAGTTTCGTCAGCCGTGGGCTCCACTATGTACAACTTGGGCGTGGAACGCTTGTCCATTAGCCATGATTTAAACTCACGATATGTTGGGCTTAACGGATTGATTAATTCCCCAAACAACGGCGTCGTCGGAACGTCTGTTATGCTTTGAAAAATTTTGCTCATAACGGAACCGCCTCTATCCACCCCGTTGCGATGTATTTCCCGTCCCCGGAGAGAGGCGGATTGCCTCTGTGCGTGTGGGTAAAGCCTGCGGGCCAGATCAACATTCGGCCTTTTTTAGGCTGAATGCGTAGTGACTGATATAAAAACTCGGTCTCGCCTCCCTCAAAATCATCGTTTAAATACATCATGGTCACTAGAACCCGGCGCGTACAATGCTTTCCAGTGTTCTCACAATGCCACGTGTGATATCCCTGCTTGGGCAACGTCTTCTGGAGGTTAAAATACGAATGTTGAAGATGCATGTTCGTCAGCCCCTCATAACTTTCGCAATACACCTCAAACCCCTTAGAAAGTGCGCCGCAATAGCCTCGGACATAATCCATATGCTCATCTAAAGCAAGCATGTATTCACTGGCTGGGGACAGGTTCCTATGTCTCTCTGCCCAATACGCCGTAGTCAGCCCGGAGTCGGTTCTGGTATTGGGATAAAAAGGCGCATCTTCTTGCACTATGTTTCCGGCTTGATCCGACGTAGGCAAAGATCTACGGGTAACGCACATGCCTGTTTTTTCCGCATAGGCGTAGTAATCCAATAGCGGCTGCGTGTCAAAGGTAGTGTCGAAAACACCTACAAAATCCTCAATCTTAACGTCAGTAATTTCCATAATTATCTCCTTGGTTTTGAGAAACCACCGTAAAAGAATTTTCCGGCGTTTTGGTAGGCAGGGGCTAATTTTTTAATATTTTCTTCTGTTTCGTGATGAACAGATAAATTAATTTTTTTATTTGTCAAAGGGATGATGTGCCACAAGGGCCTGCCCGCGGGGATTAGAATTTCCTTGTCTTTGCCTAACCTCAACATGAGGTGCCAATGAATACTTCGGGAATACCTAAAGTTAGTGACGCCAGAAGGGATAAAAAAATCATCGTAATACTCTTCGTCTAAATACTGCGGGGCCGTCAGTAAAAACTCCACACTGGGGTCATTGCAGACAAGGTGCCACGGCAAATACACTTTTGCGTTTTGATAACCACTGTCCAACCAGCCGCGATGTTGGGTTTTTGAATGAAAAGCGGCTGGAATGTCCGACGCCGCTTGAATATAAATTTCGTCATTCCTAATCATTATCCCAAGGTCACAAGGGGCCGGGACGATAAAGCCTTGTTTGTATAGGCCGACAAACCCCGGGCAACTTTTCATGCTTGTCACCGAGTCCACCCCATCCGGGATAGCCTCTTCCCAGCTCGGCGTTTTTAAATTTTTCCACCACTTTGGAATGTGCTTTTGCGCGGGAGCAATCGGGTAAAAATCTACGACAGCTATATCTGAACAATAAGCCTTTAACTCTAATGGACGCTTTTTGAACAAGCTCATGAATCTCCCCATTTAGCCATTAATATTTCGCGAACCTCTTGGCGTTGTCTTTCAAGACGGTCAATTGATGTTTCTGTTGCTGAAGCGCAGCGAACAGGATTACGTTGGAAAGCAGGGACATGGTCAGGGCCCATTCCATAAAGGTCACTAGAACACCTCTCGCATAAAGCGTTTTTGATTGGGACGCCGGATTTGTTACAAACGTAACAATGGCGCATTAGTGCAAATGCTTCTTTTCAAACCCCGCATAAGCATCCATGAGGAAGTCGGTGTAGATGATGTAGCCCATCTGGCACAACTTGAACACAAAGTCCTCATCGGTGGAGGCATAGCTCAAAGACTCCATAAGCTTATACTCTTCTGACGCCGGGGATTCTTTAGCCCGCTTCTCCAGCATGTCCATCACGTACTCCCGGAAGCCTTCGTTGTCTTCAAAAGATTTAGCCGCTTCGACGCGGTCAGCTTTCCGGGTAATGCGTAGCATGGGGTTGAATTTCATTCTTTTTCCTCGGTTATGTAGTAGGCTTAAAGGTAGAACAATACTTTATCGCATACACGAGTCGTATACAAGATGAACACCAAGCTTTATTTAGTTGAGTGGCGCGATGCATGTGGGGGAACAAAAGAGGGCTGGAGGCCGCTAGAAGATCTAAAGCAGATCCGTGAAGCGACGATCCTGTCTTGTGGCGCAGTGATTCATATAGATGAAGAGCGCTTGATTGTCTGTCCGCACATCATTCCAGATGCCGACGGAAACGTAGTCGAGGGCGATGCTGAGATTGCCATTCCCATGGGCTGGGTCATGAGTATCACGGAGTTAGACCCGTGAACCGTGATCCGGGGGACGAGTGGGAAGACGCGTTGGAAGAGGCAGAGAATTACGTTGACGAAGATCCGATGGCCGAGGTCGGTGAAGAGTCGTTGTCGTTTTACGAGAAGCGGCTCAAGCTAATCGAAGACGCGGCCAAGAAGCTTCGCAAGCGTTAGATTCTTCGGATACTTGCTGCAATTTGGGCGCACCAGAAGTAGAGGTCGGTGTCGTCCATGTTGGATCGTATCTTGTTGACGCGGTCACAGACTAGGCGGACGTTGTCCGGGCTGTACATCTGGTCTGAGTTTATCCGGTCTATTGATATGTTGGTGCCGCGCCGGTTGCCGCTGTTGCCGTGTTGGTTTTCGTGGCCCCATGTCATGGGTAGCCCGGTGATGGCGCACAGCCCTTGTTGCGCCTCAAACAACTCCAAGAAAAAATCGACGGTGCATTTGACGGAGATCTTGTGGCCGTCTTTTTTTGCCCGGCGTTCGATGTCCCGCAACTTTGTGTTAAGGAAGTTGATACGGTTTTTGTGGATGCTTTCGCTTTGACGTTTAACGTCGCAAGCAGAGCAGCTTGGCGCTTGGCTTCGATAGCGAACTAGCTTGCCGCCCTTTTTGAAGCGGGCCGCAAAGTCTCTATATAATTTTTCTTCGCCACACCAATGGCATGGGTATTTTTTCAACCGCCTGCCCCCACACGCGATTAGGTGCCTTCATACTAGGGTCATAATTAATAAAAGCAACCCTATGATGAAGTAATCCTTCCAATCGGGCTGGATGCGCTTGTCTTCTTCGTCCATCAACAGATCTCCACTTCTTCTTCCTTTAGGCGATAGTAGATAACGTGTGCGCCGCAGTCCGAACAGGTGAGGTTAGTAGACATGTCAAAGAACTCTTCTTCTTCCGAAATGTCGTGATCGCCGCCCCAGATCAAGCGGCCCCGACACCACCAACAAACATCCCCAGATTGGACCGTGGGCCGTGAAACGTCGCGCATACTCATTCTTCCGTAGACTCCACTTTGTACCACTGTGAACAGGGGTCCGTGGCCCGTGACTTGTGCAACGTGCAAAACCACTTGCGCTTACCAACTGGTTTGCTGTGCTTACACGTTCGGCACTCCACGGGGAGGGGTAGGGATACTTCCCCCTCGGGCCAGCAATGCGGACGGTAATTGCAATAACGGCAATGGAAGTTTCGGGGGTCGCTCGATATCTTCTTTGCCGACAAGTCCCGGACCACGGACATAACCTTGTAGATTAGGAAAACATAATCGTTATGATTATAGGGAACGTGTTCCGCGTGATAGGTAGAGTTGTTTTTGTTGTATGCCACCATCCATGCGCCCTTTGCCCCGGATAACCCCATTAGCAATTGCGTTTGGTAGTAGTAGATGGGGTGGCTTTTATGGATGCCTTTGTCCCGAAACATCATCCACTTTTTATCGTTCATGGATTTGATCTCAAGGATCTCGGGGATGACCTTATCTTCGCCAAACGCGATGATACCGTCGGCGTGACCGCGCAAGTGTCCGCCAAACGAGGTGTATTCAAACTGCTCTTTGGTTTTAGGATCGACTTCGTAGACGGTGGCCCCACCTTTTTTGAGGTCCTTGACCACGAGGTCTTCGATGATGTGGCCTATCTCAAAAATTCTTTTTACCGCGGGGGGAACTTTTTTCTGCGGGTAGCCACGAAGGCTAAACTGAAGGAAGGCCCGGCAAGGATGGCCGACGTTACTTGCACCAATGTAACAACGGCGCTCGCTTTCTGAGTTGTTTTCTGTCCCAACGTCAATGGCTTTAATCAGGTCCATGTTAAAATCCGATTCGTGGGCAGCAAAATATGTTGTATACGATAATATAGGTCGAGGTTGAATGCAAATGATGGGGCCAGAGGGGTTTGACGAAGCCATTCTTGGAATTGGCACGGTTTCCACAAAAGACGGCGATGAAGAAGTGTTGGTCTACGACGTTCAGAAGATGATCAAAATTGTCATGGACGACAGCATCGACATGTCATGGGACGAAGCAAAAGAGTTCGTTGAGTTCAATATTCTTGGGATTTACTTGGGGGAAACCGGGCCCTGCTTTTTGCAGGTGGGTAATCTTTCGCCCGGCGATGGAGACACCATCCATTAATAAAAAAACCCCCCGTTGCGGGGGGTTGGTCGGATTCAGTTCAACTCACTTTGGGAGAAAAGCCTACTTGAATCCTAAAACGTTTGATTCGACGGAGTGACCGTCAAGGCGTAGTATACCAATCGGGCCTTACTACCTCAAGAATCTCTTTTGTTGCGTCGGCTTCAGGCACCACAGACAAGTCGTGCTGGATCGCCATGTTGCGGTTAAACCGATCCGCCATCTGGTGCGCCGCCTGCACGGCTAGCTGGGCATCCCGGGAGTCTACTCCATGGTGCCATTTACTAGCTCCATAATAAGACGGTCCAAGTACCAACGGGCCTTCCGCAGGTCCTCTACAGGCTCTTTTTTTATCTCGTATCTCCATACGTACTTTTGGATGTTCCCCTTGAGATACCCCTGAAAACTTTCAGGGGACATACTGGCCTTGATGCCGTCGATACACTCGACATCACCTTGGTTGTAATGCGAAGGGCAGGTTACGTTGTCAAAGTTCTTTGGCATTCTTTTCTCGCTCTGCGTCAATCTTTGCCTTGAGAAATTCATGCCAAATGTGCAACTTGTCGAAGTCAGACTTTTCTACTTTGCCTTCTTCGTAACCCTTCTCTAATTTTTTCAAGGCCTTGTCGAACTCGGCCTGCATAACACTAAACGTCATATCGAATAACTTTTTGAAGTCAATGCTTCGGTGCCCGTTTCTTTTTTGAACTCGGTGATTTGCTCCACGATGTATTCTTGATCGCGGTTAGATAAATTTTCTTGCTTCCACGCTTCAACAATGTAGCGAAGTTGACCACTAATGGTTCGGCCTTCTACACGAGCAATTACAACAACTTCCTCGTACACATCTCTCGGCAGCAAAACCGACTTCCATTTTGTTGTATCCATGGGATATCTCCTACACAGGTATGGGACAGTATAGGGCTATTTTACGCCCTATTCAAGCTCTTCACACTCGCCCCAGCTAGGCCCCAGATCCACATCGCATTTGTTTGGCACCTGTAACGGAACGGCCTGTTCCATTATTTCTGCCAATTCTTTTGCCTGCTCTGCATTCTCGACTGAGAAAGCAAGCTCATCGTGTACCTGAAGCATTGGGACGCTCCCTGCGGAACAAACGTTCACCATCGCCTGCTTGGTCATGTCCGCCGCCGAAGCCTGTATGAGCCGATTGAGGGCCTTGTACGTGTATGCGCGTCGAAGCCGGGTAGTAGGCCCGTGGACCGCGATTGCTTCTTCCCGGGGGAGGGCCTTGTGCATTTCAAAGCTGTCCGGCTCCCATAGATCGAAGCGGCACTTGCGGCCACGCAAAGATCGGAGACTGCCCGAGGACCGTGGGTCGTCAAGCTTGTTCTGTACGCCGCGCATCAGGCCTTTAACGAAAGGAACCTTCTTGTGGTATTGCTGAGTCAGGGCCTTTGCTTCTTCGACACTGAGGTCGAGTTGGTCGGACAGTTTGTTCACGCCCATGCCGTACATCATGCCGAGGTTGATAACCTTAGCTTGTTTCCGCGGGATGGCCGCCATTTCACTCACCATACTGTGGAAGTCCATGTTGGGGTCGTTGCGATAGCCGTCTACGAAATCCTCTACCCCGGGCATAGGCATGTTTTTGTAGTCGCCGTAGTTCTTGGCAAAGTGGACCAAGATCCGTGGCTCCTGTTGCGAGAAGTCAATTGCCGCCCACTGCTGACCTTCTTCCGGGAGGAACAAAGAGCGGATCATAGGGCCAAGCTCTGGGTCGCGGGCCGGGATCTGTTGGAGGTTGGGCGAGTTCATGGAAATGCGGCCAGATACTGTGCCGCCATCATCTGAGCGTAACTGATTGATATGACTGTGTATTCTTCCGTCGTGGGTGAACTTTAGTATGCCGTCAATAAAGTTACCGTTGGTCTTGTTGAGGTTACGAGCCTTCATAATTAGCTGTGCAAGCTCGTGCTGGTGTTCCATCAGGAACTGTTTTGTGAAGCTGGGCGAGCCTTTGTCTGTCTTGGGGTAGGGCAATCCCAACCCGTCAAACGCCTTGGCTATGGATTGGGCCGCCCAGATCTCAACGTTGCTTCCTGTCAGCGCTTTGATTTTTTTGATGACTTCCTTTTCTTGCTTCATCAAGACTTGCTTGGTCCGTTCAGCGCGGTCAATGTCTACTCGTATTCCGCGCATGGTCATTTCTACCAGATGCGGGAGCAGGTCTATCTCTAGCCGCCAAACGTCCCAAAGATCTTCCCGGTTGAGCAGGGTCTTGAAGTGGCTCCAAAGCTCCAGTGTGATCTCGGCATCAGTCTCTGCGTAGGGCCCCACATACATCGCGGGCAGCTTCCACATCTCGCCCTTGGGATCGACGCCAAACTCCTTGGCCGCCTCCACCAGAGTTTTTTCGGATTTTGTCTTGCCCAGATGGTCGTAGCAAAGCGCATTCAGGCTGTAGCTGAACCGGTTCTCATCAATCAGGCTAGCGGTAATCATTGTGTCGATTACGCGGCCCTTAACTTCAAACCCCATGGCGCGAATCCAGCCAAGGTCGTACTGGGCGTTGTGCATGATCTTGTCAGCAGGTGACTCAAAAACTTTTTTAAGCCACTTGCTCACAATGCGTTTGTCGAGGTTACCCCCGCCAGCATGGCCGACGGGGATGTAGCATTTCCACCCGGAAACTGCGATGGCATAGCCCACCACTTCACCATCGCCTGTGGGCCAGCCCGGTCCCTTCTGCTTTAGATTCGGGTCGCGGGTTTCTACGTCGATGGCAATTTCGTCCGCGTCAAAAATGTCGGGAAGCTCAACAGGGGGCACCCAATCGCTCTTCGGCGGGAACATAGCCATTTGCAGTTTACCGGTTGTCATTAGGCCACCTTTCGCTCGCGATAGATTGCTTGCTCAAAGTGGTTGCACACCGGGCACCACCAGCCTAAACGTAATTGCTTTTCAGCGTTAATGACTTCTTCTGCCTTGTTGGCACATTTTGGACAGGGTATTCGACTCATTTCTGTTTCCTTTTTCATAAAGCGTATGCTCTTAAATAGTCTTCAGGTTCTAAGATGTAAAGGTTCTGAAGGGCCCGCGTCACCCCCACGTAAAAAACGCGGTGAAGATCGTCCCCCGGCGTGTCTAACGCCGCGGCGGTCAAATCCGGTAGGATTACAACGTTTTCTGCCTCTCCACCTTTTGTTCCGTGGATCGTGGACAATCTTATTCGGGGCTTGGCGTTGAACTTCTCGCCTCGCCGGAGAAGAGCCGTGATGTATGCCCTGTCCCCCTCTGGTATTTTATCCATGGCCTCGTGCCAGATCATCTCATTCGTAGCCAATAGACCAAAATGTTCTTGTAAATCGGTTAGTCCAAACATTTCGTTATCGTGGGCCTCTATCTTTTTATGGCCCCGTTTGATACGCACCCCGTTGCCAGACATATAAGAGTAGATGGCCTGCGCCGTGCCGCAGGTAATCACCCGCCCTTTTCGCATGGCCTCCCAGCCATTGATAGCCAGCGACATTTTTTCCGGTATAGATCTTCCGCCGTTTTGGCGCTCAAACAGATAGCCGCCGTTTTTTAATTCCTGCTCTATTGGGTAAAGCATGAATCGGGCTTGTGCCATAACGAGCCAAGTGCCTTGCGACATATCTATGGAGCGGATGTCCGGCACGCGCAGTATTTGTCCGCGCTCTTGCCGAGGGCGATACACCTTGGGAAACCGGTTTTGAATGCGCCCCGCAATTTTTTCTGCAAGCTCATGAATCGCCGCAGGAACCCGGTAGCTTTGTTCCAAGACCTCTGCGCCGCCGGGGAGATTGATGAAGTGATCTACGTCCGCTCCCGCCCACCGGTAAATGGCTTGGTCGTCATCGCCCGCCACGAACATGCGCTCTGACCGCCCATCTAACTTATGAGCAATGTCCCATTGCAGCGGAGAAAGATCTTGAGCCTCGTCCAAGAAACAAATCTTCATGTGCGGGACAAGGTGGTCGGCCTGCTCTACAAACATTTCCAGCATGTCTGTGAAGTCGATTAAGCCAAATGCCTTTTTATAATTTGCGTAAGAGTCGGCCACATACTTTACTTCCACCCACGTAAAGTTAACTTCACTGTGGTTATACTCTGTTCGCAACGATGTTTTTTTGGTTTTTGCAAGGTTAATTAGCTGAAGGATCGGGTGATCTGTCGCCTTAAACGACACATCCTCTTCTTCGCTCATAGCGCCGCTCAAATTAAAACCGATGGCCGCCGACAACTCTTTGTAGTTTTGCGGCCCCATCATTTGGTTTTCCTTGACTCCCATCAGGCGGTAGGCCAAGGAATGAATGGTGCGAAAGTACGGAAGATCCTTGTCTGGGTCTAAATCAAAACGCTTTGCCGCCCGCTCTTTGGCCTCGTTAGCGGCTTTTTTAGTGAATGCAAAAAACCCCACTTGTGATGGGGTTATTCCGCTGTCTAAAGACTTTTCTACCATGTTCAGCAAAGTGGTTGTCTTCCCGGTCCCGGGTGGCCCAAAAATACGAAACATTAGAACGGGTCCGTGGACCGTGTTTCAAAGTTTTTGGACTCCACTTGATCGTGCGGGATGTCACTGATCGGCACTCGCCAAACTCTTATGGGCTTACCCTTCACCTTTAATACCGTAGACTCGCCGTTAATGTCTCGTAGCCGCTGTGCCACCTTGTGGGTTTTAAACTCGCTAAAGCGGTTCTTCCGCAGAAAACCTTCAAAGTCTTTCAGCCGGAAATGCACGGCGTTTGTTTCGTCATCTACCCATGGCCTGCGCAACAAAATCTCTTCACGGTCTTCCGCCTTCTGGGTCGAAGTGCAGAACTCGTCAAGATACTCGTAGAACTGGCCGTTGATGCTGGCGTCTTCTGACACCTCCATGATAGACCCGTCGGTCTCAGACATCTCTTTCATCAACTGATTGATGCGGCCTTCCCAGCCGCGCTTCGGCATGGTCTGAGGCATGAAGTTAAGTTGCTCAATACACGCCTTCTGGAACACCGTCTGGTTTTGCAGCGCGTCGGTGTCTAGCTCTAACGGCACACCGTTAACGTCCAGAAACCACACGGGCGGGATAGAGTTGTACTTTCGTAGGTTAGCCACAGCCATGTCACTGACCGCCGCACCAATCCCAAACTTTCGGGTTTGACACAACTCGCGGTTACAGTACGGCTGAATAGGCGCATCACTGCACCGATAAGCGTAGTCTTTCTTGTCCAACTGCTTAACCACGAGGTTGACCTCGTTAAGAGGCAACGGCGGATCAATGTACGCCATGTTGTGATGCAGGATTTCGTCCTGCCACGTATCCGGGTACGCCTTGCGAAGATAAACGCCTATGCTGAAGAGTCCGTTGTTTCGTCCCCCTTCGCTAATTTTTTGGGCGCATAGGGTTTGGAGACAGGGCGGACCGTCCACAATTGCGGTGTCTTCAACTTTTTGATGCGTGATTGCTTGGAGTTGTTCTGGCGTTTGTACGTGCGTTTCATGTAACGCAAAAAACTCATGTAACGTCGCCGCACTGCCGTCATCATTCAAGGCATACCTCAACCCGTCCTCCGCATTGAAGTACGGCATATTGAGGAAGTTGCCTATGTCGCCACGATCTAAAAAGAGTTTGATTTGTTTGGGGAAGATCTCGCTTCCGCCGTACCCCAGACCACTAGCTAAATGCTGTAACGTGGACTGCATTGTCTTTGCAGTTACCCATTCGCTACAGAAAAGAAAACAATGTGCGCCCCCCGACTTTGAACGACATACTACCAAAGGCATCTTGCTACGGCGAATTTTCTCAACCAGCCGCGTGAGGTCTAACGGGTATTCGTCAATGTCGATACAACCCCACTTACAGGAGTCGTCTTCGTTGATTGGGATGATCCCAATCCCCGCCCCAGAACCGGCTAAATGCTGCTCAAAATGCTCCGTGGTCCGTGGTTCACGAACTACTCTTGCTTTACCGGTGTTCTTGCCACTTGCTTTTGTGCTGTCGATTTCAAACGTGCCGTAGGCTTGCTTGAGGCCATCGAAGATAGCCGCAAATCTTTTTGCATCAGACATTTTTTATAAACCAGAAAAGGGGGCCTTGCGGCCCCCGTAACACTTAAAACGGCGCGTCGTCAGATGCGTCGTCGCCCTCTTTGGTGTGCTTCACTTCGACATCGCCAGCTTGGATGCTCTCTGCAAACTGCTTGGCTTGTCCGTATACAGCGGCGTCGTCTACGACGCCCTCAAGGGTAATGTCCCACCCATGCCATGAGCCTTTTGAATTTTCCTCAGACACGGTCTTCAGAAGATAGACATGGCTAAACCGTGGCGGCGTGAACGGCCCGTTCTTGCCGACAAGGGTTCGCTGGGCAATCGTGCTGTTCCACTTGCGGCTCTTTTTAAGCTGAGTGGCTTTCATTGGGATCAGCGCGGTAGTGGTGGTTCCGTCAGGCTCAAGAATCAACACGAAGTGCTGGTGTGTCTCTTCAAGATAGGTGCCGTTACCGCCAACCACATAGTCCTTGTTGTCATCGCCACGCTCTGTGTTTGGACGGCTGTCCTCCGGCGTATAGATGTTCAAAGGAGCGCCGTTACCAGAGCCCCGAGGAGCCCACTCAACAAAACGCCGCTGATAATGGCAAGGTACGACACGAATACCTGTCTTACCAGTATAGACCTGATTCGATACGGTATTGAGAATGTCGCCCGCTTTAGCCCCATCCAAATCGTCCAGAGTTGGGTCTTGGCGGCTAAGAACTTTGAGGAAAGGCAAAGCCAAGTCGTCTTGGCCCATGTTCTCCAATCCTTTACCAGCGTCTTGCTCAAAGATGCTCGCGTCAAACGTGACGATCCCATTGTTTGATTCCTTTTCTGCTACTGCTTTACCCATTATTTTTTCCTCGCAATTGTTGCTCGTTGCCCGACAAAGGCCCCGAAAAGTTCCATGGGGAAGGTCTCCCCGTTTTGTACCCGCTCTTTGACCCAAGCCTTCAACGTACTGGGATGGACTTCGGTCTTTTGCTCCGCCGCGTAACCGAGGCCCTGCGCATAGTCGATAAACTCTGCGGCTTCTTGGTCCTCGCCCCGGCCAAAGTTACAGCTAACAGTGTTCTTGATGATGTCATCAAACCCGTTAGCACGTAGCCAGCCGAAGGCTGTTTCACGGTTTTCCGCCTTGATGTGAGCGCCGAATGTCGGACGCACAGTCACCTTGGAGCCGTCCTCAAGTTCAAAAGAATTGAGGCCAAGCTCTTGGAGCATCGCGGGGAGGTCTTCGTCGGTGAGTTTTAGCAGTTCTCGCTTCGCCGCCTTCAACTGGTCTTCAAGTTTGTTAACCAAGTCTTCGTGGTTGCGAACAGCGCGAGCAATTTCTGCCACGCTAGATAAGCCGGTGTTATCCATCTGTTCGATGGAGGAGGCGGTGGCTTGATCCGCTTCCATATCAAAGAGCAATTCGCTCATACGTTCTCCTTTCATGTTCAAGCCCTTGATGAGGGCTGGACGGCCAGTGTAGGGTCCTATATGATCGCATGTCAAGCCTTTGGGGGAATTTATGTACCAATACAAGACTGAGCCTTACGAACATCAACGCGTAACGTTTGAGGATTCTTGGCAGCGCCCGTACTACGGGTTGTTCATGGAAATGGGCACCGGTAAATCCAAAGTCGCAATCGACACGATGGGGGCTTTGTTTGAGGCGGGCGAAATAGACACCGCACTGATCATTGCCCCGAAGGGGGTCTTTGATAACTGGGTCAAAAAAGAAATACCGGTCCACTTACCGGACCGGGTTCAAAACAAACTGGTGAAGTGGCAACCCAACTTCACGCAAAAATTCCGTACCCAAATTCAAGCCATTGCGGACCCCAAGGACCGTGAGCCGGGGTTCTTGCACATTCTGGTTATGAACACCGAAGCCTTCTCTACGCAGAAGGGCGCGTCTGCCGCACAGAAGTTTGTAAAGCTCAACCCGAACTGCCTGACGATCTTGGACGAAAGCACCAGCATCAAGAACAAGAGCGCACAGCGGACCAAGAACTTGATCAAGGTGGGGCAGGCGTCAAAGTATCGACGCATTCTGACCGGTTCACCTATCACAAAAAGCCCCATGGACTTGTTCAGTCAGTGCATGTTTTTAGATCAGGACGCGCTTGGCTTTGCCAGCTACTACTCTTTTCAGGGCCGATACGCCGTCGTACAGCGCAGGAGCATGGGAGCGCACAGTTTTAATCACGTGACGGGTTACCGCAGGCTGGATGAGTTGGGCGAAAAGCTGGACCGTTTCAGCACCCGAATTTTGAAAGAGGATTGCTTGGACTTGCCCGAAAAGGTTTACCAGCGGCGCGAGGTAAACTTGAGCAAAGAGCAGGTGGTTTTATATAAGCAAATGAAGGACTTAGCGCTGGCTCAGTTGGAGCAGGGTAAGCTGGCAACGACGGCGTCGGTGCTGACACAGATTATGCGGCTACAGCAAATCTGTTGCGGCCACCTTCAACCTGACGAAGGGCCGATCCAAGAAGTTAAAAATAACCGCCTTGATGAACTGATGGATGTCATCGAAGAGGTTAATGGTAAAGCCATCATCTGGGCCACGTGGACTTATGACATCCACAGGATAGAAAAAGCCCTAAAGAAAAAGTGGGGCAGTGGCGTAGTAGCATCCTACTACGGTGAGACTGACCAAGATGACAGACAAAATATTATCGAAAGATTCCAAGATCCCGACTCCGAGCTACGCTTCTTTGTTGGACAGCCCCGGACAGGTGGATACGGCATTACTCTGACCGAAGCAAACACAGTGATTTACTTCAGCAACAGCTACGATTTAGAAATCAGGCTGCAATCAGAGGATCGCGCACACCGAATTGGCCAGAAAGACAACGTGACTTACGTTGATCTGGTCAGTCCCGGGACAATTGATGAGCGTATTTTAGCCGCTTTACGCGACAAGATAAATATTGCCGGGGACGTTTTAGGCGAAAGCGCTAAAGATTGGCTTATTTAGGCAGGTCCTTGTCGCATCATCAACTCTGATGCCAGCATTCCAATCTCATCGTTTGGCCCCAACACCTGCGCAGTTCGCTGTAGCGACTGTGGGGTAATCGGTGCGGGGGCCGGGGCCGCGGGAGGCATTGGCGGCGGAGCCGCTTGCGCCAATGGCGGCGTTTCTTTGGGAGCCGGAGCTTGTGCTACGCCTAGTATCTTAACCAGATAGTTTTGTGTTTCAGCGGGTAATGAAGATATGTCGCCGTCATATTGTTGTGCCACAGTAGGTCCGGCGTTGTAAGCAATTAAGGTGCGTACCGGATCTCCACCAAAATAAGAATACATTGCGTCAAAATATTCTCGGCCAAAAGCTTCATTAACTTCTTCCATGCCTAATAGTCTGGAGGCCTCTCTAATCGTAGGTGCGGGGATACCTCCTTCAGAAGGCTCTGCGACATCTTTAACCTCAACACCAATTTTTCTTGCAACGTCAAAAATACTTGGCGCACCATATCCCGGTCTTGCCGCCGTAGGGGGCATAACTTGCGCAACCCCTAACGCGCCTTTTTTTGACGTTACAACTTGGCCTTGATCATCTACTTGTCGATTTCCAGACTCTTGTTGAAGAACTCGACTCCACAAAGCATCTTGTTCGGGAACCGTGGTCCGTGGCTCGGGAGCCGTGGGCTCTGAAGGCACCGCTTCTGGCGGCATAACCTCGGGAGCCGCTTCTTGTTCCTCGGGCATCGGAATAGTTTCTTGGAAAAGCTCTTCCGTGTATTCACGAATAGCGGTAGGTGCGGGGCGGCGAGATATGGAAATACCTTGGCCCTTAAACCAATCCAGAATACTCTGGCCTTTTTTAGCAAACCAACTCTGTTGCGCCTTTTTATTTTTAGGTGGTTTAGCCAGCATATCCGCCAAAAGCTTAGGATCACGGATAAGCTCGGCCATAACATCCATGTTTAAGGCATTAGGCATGTTGGAAAAAATGTTTCGTATCGCCCTTGAGCCTGCGCCCGCCGCAATCAACGATTGACTGCCGCCGCCTAAAGCTTCAGAACCTAATGTACCTATTTTTGCACCAGCAATACGTAAGAATAGGTCGAACAACGGACCACTTTCTTCTGCTATTGCGTCTAATGCACCGGAGTTTGCGGCCCGCTTATACCGAGTCATTTGAACCAAAATTTGCTGAGTTCTTTGCGCTTCTTCTGCGCTAATCAAGCCCGATTTTTTCATCCAATCCATAACGGACACGCCAGAGTCTGACTTTGGGATCGGCCCGAATAATTTTAGGTTCATAACTTCCGGGTCAAACTTTGCCCCGCTCACTCCGGCACTTTCCATAGCCCATTGCATGACAGCGGAACGAAGGCCAGCTTGCGCACTCTCGCGAATATCTGCGGGGGCGTTGTTCGCTACCCGAGCAAGGTTGTTTAGAGAGGTTAACGGCTTGGCATTTCCACTAGACAACGCACGAGCCACCACAAAGGCGGGACTGTCTGCATTTTTGCCCAGTAGGTTTTGAAAGTTGATCGTGTTCTTGATCTCTTGCGCTTTTTTGCGGTTATAAACTTCGGTTCGCGTAAGAAGCGTTTGCGCCGTATTAAGGTTGCTCAAATCACTCCGCAAAGCCGGGAACTGATCTAGCAAATCAGCGTTTTGTTCCATCCACCGGTTCAGTGCGGCGACATTAATTTTGCCACCCTCTTCAATAGGCTTTCCCGGTATGAGCGCAGATTGGCGAGCGCTACGAAGAATTGCTTCGTAAACGGTGTTTAAGTCTTGAACCGTTTCCGCCGCGCCAGCAAACTCATTGTCGAGGCCAAAGCGTCCAATCTCTTGAATCTGATTGAATCGAAGCTGAACCGGGTCGGAGCCGCCCCTAAGTAACTCTTGCGCCAAAAGCTCTGGGGGCTTGCGCTGTGCGCCCGTTTTGCTGGTGGCTAAAAGATCACCGGCTAATCCCCGTGTAAAGACATCATTAAGCGCTCGGCTGTACTCTCTTGCGCCCTGATATGCTGCGGTTACGGTAGGATCGGCAATTTTTTCAAGGTCTGCCAAAGCCGCGCCTGCAAAATCGCCTGCAATGCGGGCCGCGGTAAAATCCCCATCGGAGCTTAATTTTCTCGCCAAAGACAGCGCAGTAGACCGCATGTCGATTAGTTCTGTAGAAGTCAGAGAACCGGGCTCTATACCATCTAAAGCCTGTTGAAGAGACGGAGATAATGCTTCGCCCTCGGCAGCTTCGCCCAACCCTAACTCATCTACCTTACGCTTTATAAATCGGGTCAGCGGCGCGAGCGCACTTTCAATGGGCTGTGCCGCTTCGGGTGTGCTTGGCAAATTTCCTTGCCAAGATTCGATTACAGATGGCACTTCTCCGGGGGCAAGGTCAATGTCGTAACTTTCTACGGCATTCCATAGCTCTCGCTCCCGTCCTCGCGCTAAATCTAACTGCTGATCAACCGTGTCAAAAAGGGCTTGCGAAAGCTCTTGATTTGATCGTTCAGTACCAACGCGGTTGAAGGCCTCTACTACAGCTTCTGTTCTGTCGGACAAACGATTAGCCAGTGCCGTCTGGAACGTGGTATTCAGCAATTCTGCGCTGTCGCGTAACGCTTCACGGCTACCCGAGCGCATAGCTAGAACAAGTGAGTTCCGTAAGGCATCAATAGCCTGATCGGTAGCTTGGTCTCGTTGCGCTCCTACACTAGGAACCATTGAATTAAGGGCCTCTTCGACGGCCAACAACACTGGACTGCCCGTCTTGGCTCCTGCCGTTAATTCAATGCCTTCTAAATTCGGATCTAGCTCCGCTAGCCGCCGAATTACTTGCTCCAGATCTTCCTCTGGGGCGGCCTCTATTAATTCACGGATTTTGTCCGTGGCCTCTTCTAACCTTCTTTCTTTAGCCTTGTCGCCGCTTGGAAATAAGCTAGGTAGACCTTCTTCATCGATTTTTTTTGCGACATTGGTCAAAGAAGATTTGATGTCTCCTAAAGCGTTAGCAATCGGGCCAAGAAGTTGTCCGGTAGTTCCTCCGCCAATAGCGCCTATTGTTTCTAGCCCAATACGGGTGGCCATATCATCGGGGTCAACCGTTTCGGCAAGGTATGCCGCTCCCGTTTGGCCCACTCCCGCGCCTACTTCGCCTAATCCGGCAACAATTGCTCCGGCTCGGCTGCTTTGTGCCGCCTCGGCCTGACCTTTAAGCAATCTTTCAATGCCCGCAATAAAGCGCATAGACCGCTCTTGCCCTACCTTGGAAGCCATTTCAGCTTGTGTTCTAGGGCCGACCATACTGCGGACATTGTTAAGGTACGTTGCCGCACCAAGGTCGATGTTTTTAGAGATCGCCCAAGGGGTGGCTAGAAACCCTGCAACGGTGGCCGCTGTTTTGCCTGCTTCCTCTTCAGGAGTGGTTCCCGGGACAATTAGGTCAGGCTCTCCGGTGATCATTTCTTGAACTTTGCGAACACCTTCTTGCCCCAACACAGCACCCAGTATAGTGGTTGCGAACGGAATGACCGCTTTGGCGGCCACCGTGGGAGGGCTTACGGGCGGAATTGGGGCGGCTAAAGCCGCGCCAGCTTTTGCTCCATACACTGCTCCAGCAAAGCTGCCCCCTTGAGGGACAATCTCGCCGCGGAATCCTTTCCAAAAGTCTCCCCGCCGCATGGGCTGACCGTCTGGGTTAACCAAAAAGGTTTCCATGATTCCCACATCGTCAATGCGACGATCTTGTGGCGCAATGTCCTTTAACTCAGGGATCATATCAAAGAGGGGGGCAGTACCGGCCCGGAGCCCGTCATAAGTGACTAACTCCGGGTTTTCAGACGAAATAAGGTCCGCTATTTCCTTGGCAAAAACGTTTGACGGGGAATCAATCCCCGCCTCACGCATTTGATCAAAATAAGCATCTAGTTCGTCTTTGGAAAAGACCAAAGGCTCTATCTGAAAGCCCGTTTCTTCGGCCACTTTATTACCTCTTGTTTTTTAAAGCATTCCTAAGCGCAGTTGTGACTTCAGTTTGTCGCTCATTAGTATCATAGGTATCTGGAACACGCTTTAATATGCTCAGAAGGCGCTCAAGCTCTCGGTTGTTTGCTTCAATGTCCGCAATCATCTCAGATGGGGCCGAGTTTGAAATGTATTCCAGATTTTGAAGCAATACTTGCTGCGCTAATCGCTTCATTTCAATCAGCTTGTTGGCTTGCGTAGTCGGGTTTACCCACCAGCTATCTGGGTCTGGGAACAACTCCGCCACGTTTTCCATTTCAGCAACTGGGAACCGTGGGTTTACCACCAAGGCAGAACGACCAAGAACCCTAATTCCCTTTAAATACTGCCTATTAGACTGAAGGTCTTGGAAAATGTCCGTCCCAGTTGCACCGCCATAGATATCATCAAGCGCCGCGCCAAAGCGAGCAGCAAGGCCCGTTCCTTCTTGAGCCGCGGTTACAGGATTCGTGGGGTCTGGAGCTTCTACAAGCAATTGCGTCAAAGCGGTTTTATCATCTTCGGTCAGTGCTGTCGGAGCGCCCCGATCTCCACCTTTTACTGTTGCGGCTATGATGGCGTCCGTTGACCCTTCTCCGCCCAAAGCGGTGCGCAACTGCTCTGCCGCGGCATCGCGCCGTGCTTGTGTGGAGATGATGTCGTAAGCTCTTTCGTCAGGCAACGGTATCGCATTCGGCGGCAGTTTTTGGTTCATGCCTTCCGTATCAAGATACATTCCGGGCTCCAAGCTAAGGCGCGGAACACCGTCAATCATGAAGGCTTTTGCGCCTCGCTGAGAGTCAGAGCTAACCGTGTTGACAGAAAACAAATTCCCTTCGGGGGCTGCGGCATTTGCCTCTCCGGCCTGCTGTACCGCCGCCGCGCCTTTTGGGGTATTGATGTCCACAAAGACTTTTTTGCCGGTCCCGAGGTCCGTGATGATGCGTAGTTCTGGCTTGGTTCGTCCCGCCTTGGCTTCTGCCAAGTCCATCATCTGCTCATACTCCGCGTCTTTTGCCGCTCGGCCTAGCGCTGTTTCCAACGCGCCCGCCTTCAGTCGGTCTTCGCGATCTCGGAGCGCCGCGCCGCGCTCTTGAACCTTCGCCGCAACAGGTGCCGCGGCACCCGCTAGCTGTGAAGCAAACGAACTGCCCGCTCCGGGTACGCCTGCGGCTAAAGCCAAGCCGCCCTGCGCAATGTCAAACAACATTTGCGACTTGGTGGCTTCTCGGGACGCATCATCTTGCCCCAGTATTTCTTTATACAAGGGAAGCATCTCGTCGTAGTAGCCTTTAACGGTGTCGCCAAAACTCATCATGTTTTCTGAAGCGAGGTCCGTGGGCCCTGTAACGATTTCCATGGGGGACATAGACATGGCGGCGGGGGCCGTGGTCAGTGGACCACTGCCTCCAAAAAGATGGGCTACCTCACCGCCTTGTCTAAAATTTTGTGGGGTGGGAGCCTCCTGCGCTCCTGCGGCCATCAGACTACCCACGCCCATTCCCATATCAGTAGGAGCGCCGCTGTCCGTAGTCATTTCTACGTCACCCACGATCTGCTGAACCAGACCCCCGATCCCACTGTCCATTACGCCCTCTTCCGTCATCATAATGACAGGCTGGACCATCGCGAGAACGGACTCTGGTGTCTCGTTTGCGTCATTCTGGCCGACAAACCCAGCAAGCTCGCTTCTGCGAGCGTCCAAAGGCTTCTCGTTACCGCGCAACGCATTGATCAGATCCTCGGTGGATTGAGCCTGATCAATACCCTGCATCATTTGTTGGGCGTATTGTTCGCCTAGCTGTTGGCCTTGAGCCATGGCCCCGGCTTCTGCTTCCTGCAACATTGCGGCCTCGGGGCTTGTTTCGCCACCGGCCTGCAAGAACATGGGTCTATTCAATATAGTCATTAAAATAATCCTTAAAAGCCAAAGGCGGACTTAGCGCCACCCAGTGCGCTAAGTCCGGCGATACCTAAACCCGCCACTTGTTGGAAGGGCGACGGATCTTGGGTTGAACTAACCGATACAGATTGCTGTGATCCCGGAACACCTTTGTAGATGTCACTCAAGAAGCTGTATTGCTGATAAGGCTGTTGATAAAGTTGCATGTTGCTCATTCTCTGGGCGTCCAAAATAGCCTGCTGAAGAGCTTGATCCCTAGCACCAAATGCTTCTAGCCCTTTAACGTCCTGACCCAGCATTTGCTGAACAAGCTGACCGATACCCGCCTCTTGCACACCCATCTGACTCATTTGCTGGCCAAGCGCACCACCGATGTTCGCCAGACCGCCAAGCTGTTGCCCAAGCTGGCCAGAAGCTTGCGCCATGTCCATCATCTGCTGGAGGTTAGCCTGCTCAAGCTGACCGTACTGCATCCCAAGGCCGCCCATGGCTTGGCCAATGTCCGCTTCCATGCCTGCCTGTTGCATCCCAAGCTGTGCGCCTGTTTGCGCACCCTGAAGACCAAGTTGACCGCCTTGTAAACCTAATTGACCAAACTGGCTTGCGGCGGCTTGCTCTCGTTGCTTGGCCCGCTCAAAGGCTTCTTGTGCTTGCTGTCCGGCTTGAGTATATCCGCCCATGCGCAGTTGCCCGGCAACCTTAGCTTGCTGATCAGCCACGTTTCTAGCCAACTCTTGCTCCGCTACGGCCTGTCGAGAACCACCGAACGCGCCTGTTGCGGCGGCTTGGGCTTGTAGCCCCTGCTCTCGGATGTCCCCCTCGCGACGAATGTCCGCCAGTGTTTGCTGAACGACCTCATCTTCGTAAGGGCTCATAAAGGCTTGAATTTGTGTGGGCTGGAATTGTGCGCCCGTGCCCGACAGCATTGATTGAGCCGTCTGTGCGCCGCCCATGCCTCGGGTTAGGGCGTTTTCAATGTCCGTCCGGCCCGCCCCCAGCGCCTGTTGCCCGGTGCCCATGGCACCTTGCAAAAGATCCCTTGCCCCAGTTTGATAAGTGTAGGGCCGATTGCGGTATTCGTTGGCCCGTCCCGCGGCCTGAGACAGCATTTCTTGCCCCTCACGAGTTGCGCCAAGCGCCTCGCTAAGGCCGCCAAAGCCATAATCCTCTAAATAACTCTGGCCGGATTGGCGAAGGGCGGTTCCGTGTTGAAGGTAAGGAAGATACGCGCCAACGCCCTCTTGCGCCAACATAGACGCTTCTTGTTGAAGATCCGTGAGCCCCGCAACTTGATAACTTGGCGGCAATACCGGAGGGGGCGGAGCAGAAGCTAAGTTCTGATCAATAAATTGCCTTACGCTTTCCAGTAACCCAAGGCGATACGCCTCAATCGCGGGATCTTCGCGAATAATCTGAGTTGTGGTTTCAGTTGCCACGAGGAGCCCTCCCCTCAAAAGTTCTCATCATGTCATACATTTTTTGCATTCCCTCTTGACGGCTACCGTTACCAGCGCCACGAACTGCTCGTGCGGTCATTACAAACTCACCATCGGACAACATCGCGGGGATATCGTCAGAGGTCTCTGTCCCGGGGCCCCGAATCGCGCCGTTACGGCGAGGGAAAGAGCTAATGTCGCCGCCATTTGCCGCACCTCCGGGAGCCAAGCCCATCACTTGCGCGTAATTAGATCCGGGTTGAGAGATGGCGTAACGATCGGGGTACATTCGCAATAGATCAAATCCGGTCATGCCGCCAAAGGCGTCGTAGGGCTGTACTGGGTCTTGGGCTTTAAATCCACCGGCCAAGCCCATTGCCCCAAGTCCCACCGCCGCCATTGGGCCGTATTTTGCCAGCAGTCCGGGGGCAAGCGTTTTTTGAGCCTGCGCAAATGCTTCCGCGGGGCTAAACCCGTTGGCAATAAGTTCTTTGTATTCTGCACTTGCAAATATTTCTGCGTTTGTTGGGTCGGATGCGCCTTTAATAAAATCAAATGCTTTGCTAACAAAGCTTTTATCTGCGACTTCTGCTGCGGCGGCATCGGCACCCGATGTAGAGGCGGCATCTGCCCCCGATGCAAGAGCCTCTTCCGCACCCGCCGCAGTTTTAGCTTGTTGCGCAAGTTGAGCTTGTTTTGCTCCGGGAATGGGCGACATATCTAGGTTTGTTGGGCCCGCCATATTTAAGTTTGTTGGACCCGACATGTCTGGAACGCCGCCTGCGGCCTGCATACTCTCTTGAACCGCCGCTTCCGCAACGTTTTGAGGAGGCATAACTTCAGCCCCTGCCGCTTCTGGGGCAACAAAATCGGGTACGCCTTTCTCAATTGGAACAGGAGCGCCCGGAGCGCCGCCCGGTAGAGCGCCTTTGACGCCCGACATAAAGTCGCCGCCCTTCATGACGCTACCAATACCGGACGAAATACCGCCCACGGCACCACCAATCAGCGCGGCCTTGAAGGCGTCTTTAAGGTTTCCGCCTTGAACCAAGGTGCCGATGCCGCTACCTAGCGCACCCGCCGCAATGGCCCCAAGGCCCGGAAACAGGAAGTTCAGGCCAACAGAAAGAACAATCGGCGCGATCTTCTTGAAGACCTTAACGACGCCCTTAACGGCCTTTTTAACGCCCTTAAAAAGCTTTTTCAGGAAGAACTCGGGCTGACCCGTAACCGGGTTGATGCTGTTTAGCTGGTTGCCGACCACATAGCGTTCAGGGTCAATGCCCATTTCTCGCATACGGTCAAACAACGCCTCTTTTAGCGCGGGGTCTTCCTGAAAAACTTCCATAGGGATGACGGTTTCACCGTCCGCTACGTGTGCAATTCGGTTATCGCCCTCTCGCCCAAACTCCGCCAGTTGATCGGCAGTGGGGCGAATAATCTCGTAATCAAGGCCGTTTAATGCTTCGTCCGACCAATCCCCAGTTGTGGCGGTCAAAAACGACGCTAGGCCCCCATTAGGGACCTCATAGGGTTTTTGTGCGACTGCTGCGTTCATGTAGCTATCCCATAGTAATGCATTATTGTATCAAACCCCCTGTTTTCAAGCTATCTATGGGGTTGATACTGTGACCGATCCAACACCACTTGTGCCAGAGACCCCAGCAGGATGAGGCTTATACGCGATCACTATTTTTAAATTCCCGTCTTGCTGAAAAACGGCCCCTGTTTCAAGGTTGTAATCGTTTTCCTGCAAGTTCGTAAGGGTTAGGGCCGTGTGCCGTGCATCACCGGGGTTGTTAAACAAATCAAGAAACACGGCAAACGAACGGATAATTTCCGTCATGTACCGTGAATCGTAATTCTCCGGTGCGTTAGGGAACTGTGGTAATACAAGCCTACGTCCACTCATCTTCTACCGTCCGGCCTAACGTCTAGCCTTGGCGCACCTAACCTCCATTGTGTTTCAACCTCTTCAGAGGCAACTTTTAGGGCGAAACTTCGCCCTCGCAGGCGTAAATGCACCTGATTGGTAAACTGCTCCACCGGAACGGTTGCGGTCCGGCTAACGGAAGCGTCATTTTCGTCGTCGTAATTAGCCCCGGGGAAATTCCTGACTTTTACCGTAAAGGTGGCTGTAGGAGAACCTGCTGTGGAGTTTTCAAACGTCAAATCCGGAATAATTCGCTTAATCAACGCAAACTGATCCCCTTCTCCTAAATCCACTTGACTAGATTGAATGTATGCCGAAATGGCAGAAGCGGGGCTCGTGGTCCCGTCATCTAACCCAAGCTCATGAAAATATTGCTTGCCGTCCGTGTAGGTGGCAATCGGGTAATCACTGATCGGGCTACGGTCAATCCATGCCGTGCGCGACATCGTGCCGTAGTACCACGCTTGCTCTTGGAAATTAAAGACCACATAGCGGTCAATTTCGTTTGAATCCGCGGACGGATAAAACCACCAAACCTCACTAAAAGAGGAGTTCAGGGCGGCGAATACCTTTTCTTGCTGACCCTTGTTGAAATCATCGAAAACATAAGAGCGCACAGAACAGGGGATTCGTTGCACCTGACCGGTGTACATATAAAACTCTTCCTGCCCCATCCAGAACACAGTGTCGTCGTGGGCAGCCGCCGCCATAGGCGAAATGATGCTGGTGTTCTCAGACACCATGTTGATACCAAACGTAAAGGGCGGCCCCAAGAACTGCATCGTGTGCAAAGAAACATCAGTAAATACCAGCACCTGCTGGCGTGTTTCTACTGCCGCAACAATCTCTGATCCAGAACCAAGTCTAAGGTCGCCCGCAGTATTAGTGGGCAACGCCTGCCACGTAGTTGGGCTCTCTTGATCGCTAAATCTAATTAACAAGGGGTCTTGAACCCCAATGTTGTTTTCAGGATCACACCCAAAAGCGATGATGTGCCGGTCTCTGTCAGAAACCAGTACCTGTTTGGCAATAGTAGGCGTTGTGCTATCCGCCCCGGCCAAAGTGTCTAGGGCCACGGCTCGTGCAGACAAGCCCGAAGTCTTATCCCAATAATAAATGCCCCCGTCGCGGACATTTATGATTAGGTCCTCGCCAAAGTTGTCGTGAGACCACAGTCGCAAAGTGTTAGTAGTAGACAGCGCCGACGACGATCCCCACGTGCTACGTCCCCATGTTCCCGTACCCCAGCCAGTGCCGACAATTGCAGTGTCTAGGCCTGTGTTGATTTGGTATGCGCCTACTACAGAAGAGCCCCCGTTACCGGTGTCGCTGGAATTAGCGGTTACCACAGCGCCACTGGTATCTTTTGCAATAACGGTATAGCTATTGGCGTTCACAATAGTAGCGATTTGGTACTCTTGGTTTAGTACGTCTGCTGTTACGTTTCCGCCAAGGCTCACTGCGCCAGAAAAAGTTACAAAATCGTTTGCCACTGCACCGTGGGCCGTGTCGCTTATTGTCAGAACCGAAGACCCGTTGGAAGCAGAAAAAGTAACATCTCCTGCGGAAGTCGTGCTTCGGATTGGAGTAATGTCGTTATAGTCCCCACCCGATTCAATGTAGTATTTAAGGTTGGTCCCTACGCCAAGGTACTGACTACCGCTCAACGCCACAAAAGGCTTAAGCGCACGGCATGTGCCTAAAAAAGTGTTTGCTGTGACCGATTCCCAGCCCCCGATTTTTTCGGGTACGCCGAAGCGAAAACGAATCTTATCCCCATCAAACCAGCCCCCCTCGTTAGCATACGAGGTGGTTTCTCTGTTGATCCCGGGCCTAAACTGGAGCTTAGTCAGTGGCATGTTGTTTTACCAAGTAGAGATGGCCGCTCTTTTCCACGTGTTTGTTGCTACGCACACATAGATGTAATTTGCATCCCATGCAATCTCTCCCGCTGTCCCGGAGGCGCTTGCGCTGGCAGGGGTTTGCGAAGTTTGAATTAAAACGTGATCACCCGTGGTTTCTAGCGCAGTAAACGTGCCCGCGCCCGGGGTAGTGCCCCCTACCGTGGTGCCGTCGATGTTGCCTGCGTTGATGTCTACGGTGGTTAATGTGGCCGTACCGGTAACCGTAACGCCCGTAAACGTGCCTGCCGCCGCAGTGGAAGCGCCGATCTGCATGTCATTGATAGTGCCGCCACTTAACGTGACATTAGAAAAAGAAGATGCACCGGTAGAAGTCACATTTCCCGTGACATTTCCGGTTAGATTCCCAGTAACGTTTCCCGTGACATTTCCGGTTAGATTCCCAGTAACGTTTCCCGTGACATTTCCGGTTAGATTCCCAGTGACGTTTCCGGTTAATGGCGCGGTAATTGCGTCTGGCGCAAGGTCCGCAAAAACATTGGTTACCGTTGCAGAGGCTCCGCCACCGTTAAATTTAACGACTACGTCTTTGCCATTTGCGATCTCTATGTCATTACTGGCGTTATACGTGCCTTGAAACAAAATGATTGAGCGGCTTCCTGAAAGACTGTTGCGAATGTACGCAATTTTTTCAGCGTCATTGGGGGTTAGCTGAACATAGGCAGTGCCGCCAAGGTCTCCGCCATCTACAAACTCTATAAACTTGTTACGGCCATTAGTGACCGAAAAGTTTGTAATCGGAAGATCGGTAGGAGAACCAGAGCTTCCGGCAGCAGACAAGGTTACTTGCGCCACGCCGCTTACGGCCTGATCCAACAAGTCCATGTTGGTGTTGGTCATGGTTCCCCATGTGCCATCCCTGTCTCCGGTTGCTGGTTTTTCTATCCCAAGATTCGTGGTATATGTACTGGCCATGTCGTCCCCTTATGCCGCTATCTCAAGCCAGTTTGCGTTCTGAGAAGGCGTAATTTCCGTCCAAATTTGTTGGCTTACTGATCCCACTTGCCCCGTTGCTTCTACTCCGGTCACCGTAACGTTTGTCTCTACTTCAGTAGAAACTACTCCAACGTTGGCCTGAAGCAAGAACGAAGCGGCAACGTGATTAGCGTCAGCTTTAACAGCTACGCTACCCACCGATGCCGTGCTTCCTAGACCCGTGACAGTCACATCGGCAATGCCGGTCACTGTTACAGAGCCTACTTCTCCTGACGCACTGACCCCGTCAGGAGAGGCGTTAGCGTCTCCCGTTACACTAGGCGCGGCGGCGTTTACAGACGCAGTGGCCGCCAGACCGGTTACCCCAACGTCGGCATTTGCCTTAGCTACCGCATCGCCCACCGAAGCAGTGCCAGAAAGCCCAGTGACAGTCACATCGGCAGTGCCGGTCACTGTTACGGAACCGACGCCTCCCGTGGCAGCAAGCCCCGTAACTGGAATGTCAGCGAAACCGTCAATTGTGACGGTCCCTACGCTAGTGGTGCCTTGTACACCAATCGCAGAAATTGGGCCTTCAACGGTTGTTGAAAAAGGCTGTTCAGAAAAAGCAGTTATGCCGAAAGCCATTAGTTAGCTTTCTCCAATGTCTCTCGGGCGCGATCTAAATCGGCCTCATATGACAACCGGCAATGCTCTTTCTCAAAAACCCAAAAAATAAGGTCTAATGCTTTTTGTGTGTAATGCCATGCGCGGGCGTTTCTTTGGCGATATGCGCGTCCCGAAATGGATTCATTAGGATTGTTGGCAAACAAAAAAACTACATTGATCCATTGGCTAGTTGCGTCGCCAAATCTTATTAAATAACGTACTACCGCTCCCTTTGTTATCTCCATCCCGCCACAACCTCTTTTAAAGCTTGTTGTCCTGTTTTTGGTTGCACGTATGCCAACATGTGGATGTTATCGTCTAGCCCCATATTTTCTTCCGCAACAAGGGACCCAAAAGGAATTTCTCTTAACTCCTTTACTCTCGGAGCAATAAAAGTATCTTCCCCCGTAGTGCGGTTGCACAAGTTAAAAAACGGCTCATTGCTAGATCTTACAATTTGCATTCGATACTTCTTTACCGATAAATCGCCAAAAGTTTCGTCAATGTGCGGGTAAATCTTGCACCCGCGTTTTACCCTAACTAATATGCACCGAAGTATTTCGCAATACTCTCCGTGCAAAGAAAGCGTAGCCTCTAACGATTCTAATAAATGCTGAAAAGTTTGGTCCGCCGCATCCGTAATGTATGTGCGATACTTGCCCTCTTCTGTAATCTCTTGAGTGGGCGCAACAATTGGAATTACTTCCGCTTCTCGGTATGGCCCTTCCTGATCAAATTCTTGAATTGCCCACACATCTTCGGACAATTCGCGATACAGCTTGATGCTTTTATCCGTAATTGGCACAAGCATGGCAAACGTTTCGGTGCCCTCTTCAGGAGTTATTCCACGAGAAGGTTTGCTGACCATGCCCTTATTCCGCAGGTGGATACACCACCTCTCCTTCAGGATGCGTCCTTAGTATTTCACTTCGGCGGCTAGCATCAACAATTCCAGCGGAAATCAAATAGTCCACCCCGGCTATAGTTCTTGGGTCCGCGGTGTCTATATATGTCGCCGTATTCATTTCATCGATTAAAGCCCTAGCTATGGGGTCTTCAGAACCGTAAAGGGCCCCTTTTTCCGCTAGGGTAAACAACGTCTTATATTCATTGACGCTGTATATGCTAGTCTCTCTTGCGGGTTCGGGTTCAGGTTCGGGTGCCGGGGACAAGACTCCGTCAAGATAAATTTTATCTAAAGCGCTATGGGGGTCTGCGGCAGCTTCTGCGTCTATCGCCGTTATTGTTGATATGGGCGTATAGCGCGAGTCTATGTCCAGCACGGTGTCATCATAACACTCTGTAATTGCCTTCACCAACCCATCTGGTTCAATAATGTAAAAAAACGGCATCGTTAATTCCTAAGATATTTGGACCGTAGTTATTTCGTTATAAAACTGGTTGTTGTTCATCAAACCCGGCGCTCTCCAACTGGAGAAATAATAGATATAAATACTATATCCCGTCTCCACACTCCCCATGACATAACGAACGTCCGTACTATCAATAAATCTGGCGGTTATCCCAGCATAGATATGCGCATCTCCCGCGTTGCTGCCCCAAGCGCCGTGGCTAATTCCCCCGGCGGAGCAGGTTAAAAACGTCTTACTTGTGTTAACAGAGCTAATTGACCACGTGTCGTAGTCATTGTCGCTGTTAACGGATGTTCTGGTAGACAGGCGTTGCACACTGCACGAACTTAAGCGACTAGAAATATTGGCGTCAATTCGATCTCTATAGGCTGTTGTCCAAACGTTAGAAGAAAGCGCCGTAGATGACGGGGCGCGAGAACTTACAGTGGCGTCAAGGTTGTCTAAATAACCCGCTCGGGTGCCCGTCCAAGTTGCCGTGGATAGCGCAGTAGCAGCCGCTGCTCGGGAAGTTATGGCGGCGTCTAAATAACCCGCCTTTGCATCCGTCCAAACGGACGGATCAAGGCCGCCTAAAAAATCTTTTAAGTTACTCATATCAGCACCCAGCCTTGTGTGGCGTCAACATACTCCACTGTCCCAGAAAAATAATCTACGTCCAAGTTCATGTTAGCGGCAGATCCCATAATCTTACTGCCGTTTCTATCCAGCACCGCCGCGTTAGTGGCAAAGTTGCCACCGTAGTCTACAAACGCCACCTGATCTCCAGCAGTCGGGGATGCGGGCAACGTCAACGTAAATGAGCCGCCAGAGGTATTCAAGTAATATCTAACGCCAGCAGAGCCACTGAAGTTTGCCGTGCGGACCGTGAAGTTAGATTCAATGCCCGCGGGAACATCTGCGAACGCTAGCGTCCCAGAGCCGTTCGTCTTGAGGAACTGGTCCGCCGATCCGTCTGAGGAGGGGTACGTCAGACTTGCCGCGACCAATCCTCCAACGGTAACCGTGTCACCGGTAGTCGCACCAGACGCCGTGATCTCCGCCAAGGTCGCATCACAAGTAATAACGCTTCCGGTGACATTGATTCCGGTGCCAGCCGTGTAGATCTGCGCGGTGGCCACCTGCACGAATGTAATGTTAGTTGTGCCAAACGTGATCGTGCCAACAGTGTTGCAGACGTACTTCCGGCCTGCCCCGGTTGCCCCTTCTTCAACAAAGAAACCAGATCCCTGCGCCAAAGCATTGGGGTCGGAGGGAGCATAACTATCAGTATCTGTCGAACGCGTCAGCACCCAGTTAGTGGACCCAGAGCCTATATTAGTAACGGTGTACACGCCGTTTTGCTTGGCGTCCGTCTGCGCGAAAACCAGCACACGGTTACTAACCGCCATTGTGATGCCGTCAATAACAAGCGCCGCCTGCGTCCCTGCATTGGTAAGCGTAGCACCTACTCCGGAAGAGCCGTTACTGTAGGTAGCATTGAGGTTACCATCTTCCTCCACACGAACCGGGCTATGGTACTGAATGCCTTCTGCCGCAGTGTCATCAACGTATTGCTTAGTTGCCGCCTGCAATCCAGAAGATGGATCTGCATTCAGTGTCACCGCTCCTGAGAATGTCTGATCGCCCGCGATTTTGCCGTTGGCGTCAAGTTTCAATGACTTGTCAGCAGGATAGGTAATGAATACATCTTTTGATCCCGCGGCAAAGTCAACAGCAGAGCCGGAATTTGAACTGGCCAGCACGGTGGTTCTTGTCAACGTGTTTCCAGAACTAGCGTAGGTCCCTAATCCAACCTCAAAAGCTATGTTGGTATTATCAACAATCGCGTAATACGTCGTATCGGCATTAGACAACACCGAGGAAAACGTAACGAAATTAGCTGGGGCACCCCCCAGCGTGATTGCCCCGGTGCCGGTACTGGAGGTTGTCTCCTTTACCCGATCTTTGACAACAAGTGCCATGTTTATGCAATCCTAATAATCGCGTTAGATGCATCTGCGGTAGGGAAGATGATCGTGAAATCACCTGCACTGGATGTTTTGTCAGAACCAAAGTCCAGAACAATCACCGAATTGGTTGTTCCAGAGCCTGAACCCGCAGTGGTGTTGTAGATTAACGCGCCACGCGCAGTAATCGTAGCGGTACTAAAGGTTAGGTCCGCGAAATCAGTAAATGCCGTGGTAGAGGAAGTAGTGGGCGTCACATTCGTAAGTGTGCCGCCCCCAGCGCTGTACCCCGTACCGCTGATCTCATTAGTTGCCGTGTAGGCGGTGGTACTCGCAGTAAAGCTGGCGCTGTTGGTATACAACGCTAACTTAAACGTGTCGCCCGAACTATTGGTAAAGTCGTGTTTAGCTTCCATCAATTCCTTCTTGAAGGAAGTACACATGTAGTTGCCAGTAAAAGCCATTTCAAAGTCTCCTGATCATATCGGCTAAATCTTTTTGCCCCGCATCAACCAAAGCGTTATAAACGCTTGTTCTGTCGCTGCGAATTGCTTCTCGCATGTAATACACAAGGACGGCCCTAAGTCCGTCTTTAAACGCTCTAGCCTGCTCGCGTATTTCAGGGGCGGCTGAGTCTGAGACACTTACAATCTTGTCTAAGCATCGCTCGGCAACCTCTTCCGGGGTAAAGCCACGATGATCGGTAGTCATTACATCTACAACACCACCTAGTATTTTACCCTCTTGCGTCATCATTGTTTAGGTCTTACGAGCATTCCTGTGCGATAATTATCGGTCACCTCTTTAGACTCTCCAAACTGCTTCATGCCAGCAAGGGCCATGTCAAAGCTTTGCTGATAAGACGCCATAGTGTCGGGCTCTCCTTTCATAAAAATATTGGCCTCCACTAAAGATCCATACAAAAGAGCCAATGGAGCATTTTCACTAAGCCAAGAAGTGCCACTTTCCGCCAAAGATGTAAGACTAGCGGGGCGATAGTAATAATGAAGCTCTACCGCGTAATCGGCGTCTGGCGTGGGGCCAATAAGGAAATTATCCCGATCAAAATACGCATAATATTTAGGCGATCCCGTGGTTGCCGAAGCGGGGGCAAACTCTTGCACAAAGTTTACGTCCTTATAATCAAGGAAAGTTTTAGACCCGGATGCCGTAAACGACAAGGAAAAGGGAGCTAAAAAGTCCGAGGGGCAGTTCAAATACGGGTTGCTGGATGTCAGGTTTCCTGACGCGTTTTTGCGAAAATCCGTCAACTGAACCAGCTTGAGGATTTTTTCTTCGGCATTTCTAATAAATACGGGTAAGTTAGTTACGAACGTAGACTCATCGTTCTCCGTGTAATCTTGGATAGCGGTTTTTAGTTGTGCGTATGTAAAGCTCATACCGTATTTACCTTATAGCCCATGCCGCTGTGGTTAGTGCAGTATGTGTAAAGCGTTGGTGCCCCCGAAGCTACGGTAATTTCGGTATAGGCCCCTGCGCTCCCCGGCGTTCCGGTGGTTGTTACACCCGTTGTATACTCACTGCCGCCGCCGTGTGTGCCGTCAGATGTGGTTGAAAATCGCAGGGGATGGCCAGCGTTACTGCTATCCGACTGATCGAATCGATACGTTTGGCCCTCATTAACGTCTACCCCGCCTGCTCCCGGCAATACCCCCGCTTGATAATATTTGTTGCCAGAACCGGGATTGGCCACCGTTATCGCGTAAGTTGTAACACCTACACTCACTGAAACATCGCCAACCCCTACTTTACCAAATGCTTGCGGAGTATTTAAATTGGGATTTTCAACAAGAGGAACCCCCACAAAAACGTCTAAAGGCTCAACCCTGTCCGGGCGAGGGTTTTGCAGCGCCTGTGGATCTATGGCTTTGCGGCGAGGCTCAAGCTGCGGTTGCTTGGGGTCATACTCATCTGGACCCACCAACATGCCCGTCCACTCTCTTTTCATCTCGTTAAGCTTGTAGCGCTGTCCCGAGCGATCAGAAATACCGTAAGCAAATTTACCTGATGCAAAATTACCCACGGCTATGGTCTCTGGTAAGCCATTGTCGGTTGGACATTAAAAGACGCTCGGTCCCGGTCTTCTGAAGCCGCTCTTTCAAACTCTTCTTCGTACACCGCCTTTAAAAGCTGAACACGATCCGGGGCTTTTTTTATGGCAAGGTAATAAGCCAACCCCGCCGCCAAACAAGGATAAAACCGGAAGGGAATATCCATGGTGTTGGTGTACGTGTCCGCATCGTCCATGCGCACAAGCTTGTCAATGATGACCGTATCCGTGCTGTTTTCAGGGATCGGCCACAACTTCAACGTAGGATTAATTTGACGATCCACAAAAAATTGTGACGGACGCGCCTGCTGAGTTTTACTAGGAATGTTGATGTAGTCACTACGACTAATGCGATCAAGGGCATAATCCGTATTACTGCGACGAACAACCGCATTCAAAATATCAATCGTAGACGCGCCTAAAGCATAGTTTCCGGTCCCCTGTGTAAGGGTCACCGTGGCCTGTTCAATAGTCCATTGATTAAGGCCACGGTTTGCCCAATCCCCCAGCATTAGGTTAAGTGATCTTTTAGCTGTTTTAAGGTCGTAGCCGGTGCGGACCTCTAGTCCACACCGCTCATAGGCCTCTTCGATGTAATCGCTTACATCTAGTTCAAAGTCTGTAGAACCAGAAACTGCCATTATTACAAGCTCTTAGAGGGACAAGAACTACGCACTGCCGCGCCGCCTTTGGCCATTTTCTTCACAGCGCCACCACTACGCATTCTTTTTGGTTTTACTTTTGCTTTAGGGGGCGCGTTAACTCCACGTTTTTCGGGAAAGGGCTTTGCTTGAAACGGTACTGGGGTTGGCCCCCTTTTGTTTTCAGGCTTTTTCTTGGCTGCCCCGCCTTTGCGCATCTTCTTCGGCCCTACTTTAGGTTTGACTCCGCCCATCGCATAATCTCCTGTATAACGATTGTCTTTTGTTCCAAAGGTTTGCAGTTGAAACTTCTTTCATGTACTGCTCATAATACCCTTTTTCTCTTAGCTTTTCTGCCGCTATTTCCAGCTTAGAAAGCCTTTGAACAAACGTAATTGCATACAAATCTTCCACTAAATGTGGAAACGTTTGGTCAAAAACCTCTTCGTCTTGATCATCTTCCGGATGGAATCCCATAACCCACAGGTCTTTTTGGATAAAAATGCCCATAGATATGGCGTCATTGATGCCGTCCAAATACTCGTGATATTTCTCGGGGTCTTGTTCGTAAAACAACTCAACGTAACAAACTACGTCAAACGTGTCGTCAAACTGCGATAAAGCCGTGTACAAGCCTTGTTTTTCGTCGGAATAGCTAAACGAAAAGCCTACACGATCATCAGTCCATGCCTTTTTGGCATACGGACACGCCGGAAGGTCGTTAAAGAAAGGGTGAGGAGTTTCAAGGGCGTGGCTAGACCAGCCTCGTATTTCCTGCTGAATTTGTTGTTCTAGCTCTAGCATTAGGCATACCGCGTTCGCTTTCTTCTGTTTGACAGGACTGCTCCGCAGCCTTTATTCAGCTTACGCACCTCGCCGCCGGATTTAAAGCTAACTTTGGCTGCTTTGGTGTTGGCTACTACTTGTTTACCTTTTGCTCCCTCTCGCTTTTTCTTTCTTGCGGTAGAAGCTCTTTCGGATTTACTCAGGCTTTGCGCTTTTGACCGGGGCAAACAACGATCTGGGTTTGTTTTGTCTTTGGAAGTGCCGCATTCGCCTGCAATGTTGCCACTGCTGTCAATGCGAACCCATTGTTGGTCGCGCCATTTTTTAAGCTCACCCATATGTTACGCCTTGCCCTTGGCTTTTTTGGCGTAATTTGGGTCTTTGCAGTATTTGCTAGCGGCCATGTTGGCATATGCCGAAGGATATGTGTCAAAAGTACGCTTTGCCCACGCTTTCCCAGCGGGACAAATCTTGCTTCCTTTGCTTTTTGCAGAGGCATCTCCTCCGCTTCGCAAATACGTGACTTGAAGCTTAGTTTTTTTTGGTCCTGTCTTGACCCGAGAGCCACAACCGCCCATTTTACCCCCAAAAATTAGCCGCAACCGGTGCAAGCACAATAAGCACCGCAATTCCCCAAATTTTTAAATCTAATTTGCTTAAAGCCTCCGAATTTTGGGCTATAAGCTCTTTTTGGTCGTCTAATCGCTCTTCAATGCGCTTGTATCGCAAATTGCATTCCGCCTCGTGTTTCTCTAACCGAGACAATACCTCTTCAACCTGCATCGTTAACACCTTACCACGCTTTACAAGACCAATATCTTGCGGTGAACTTGTCTTTTGCCGTATCGCAGTTGTGACGCGCTCTAAAATTGCTCCTGCGCCCCGGTTGAGACTTTTTAATCGACATATTTGGGTCGCCAAAACGTACCAGTTTGACTTCATTGCCTTTTTTAGCCAGCACAGCGCTCTTTTTAGACTTTCCGGGAGTTTTTTTCGGCTTGTTGTAACCCGAAAATGTCTCACCTCTGTACTGTAATCGTCCTGAAGGTAACCTTTTTACGTCCTTAGTGGTCGCCATAACAACTACCTAGCTGTAAAACACCGTCAGCGCGGTAATATTGGTTAGCGTTCCAATGTAAATGTCAGAAACCTTAATGCCTTCATCGGGAATGTTGACCGAGTGAGTCTCGCTTGCAGAAAAATCCAAATCCAACACAGTGCTTCCGCCACTTCCGTCCGTTACAGTAAGACGGGGCGTTCCTGACGCAGAAAGGACTTGAATCTGGCGGATGCGAGCAGGCCCCACACCAGCGGAGCCTGTCCCGGTCAGACGTTTTGATTTTACGTCTGAGTTAGCCATTTTTTGCTCCTCTTTATGCGATTGTTGCGCCGTTGTTGCCTACAACCACCCAACCCGCTGTTGTGCCGTAAACAAGAACTACGCCATCGCCAACATCATTAAAGGTAATTGTAGTACCACCGGCAAGAGTTGTTGGGGTAAGCGTTCCGTTCCCTCCGTCTGCGATCATTGTGATGATCTTAACTTGACCGGCTGATCCGTCAGCAAGCGTCAGTGCATCTGCACCAGTTGTGGTTACTTCGGTAATCAAATCTGTGAGATTGACAGCCCCCGCACCACTTAGAGATTGCACTGAACCGGTGATGATATCGCTGTAAGAAGTGCCTACGGTGATTGCACCAGTAGTCGCGTTTTTAGATACGGACTGAAAACCGTTTTCTGATCGAACGGGTCCGTTAAAAGTAGTGTTAGCCATGTGAGTCTCCTGTCGTGGCCAGTGTCACCCGCCCCATGCGGATGTCAGGATTCGGTTATTTTACCATGCAAAAAGAAAGGGCGGCAAATGCCGCCCTTTCCCGATCCGAAGATCTATTAGGCTCCGGGGGAGCCAAACACACAACGCCAATCGGAAACACCGAAACTGTAACGCTCACGCGCTTTGAAGCGCATGTTGCCAGTGTCGAAGTCGCCTTCCATAGCGGTCTTAATGGGGCTACGGTTGAACAGCTTAAAGCCGTTAGGAGCGTCAGTCTTGAGGAAGAACGCATCCGTATCGGTCAAGAAGTGGTTCACAACAGCGCCATCAGGGATCATTCCCATAGACTTCATTGCGTTGAGATCGTTGTCAGCCGTACCCGGACGGAGATTGGAGTTGATCACTCGCTCTGCAATAAATTGCAGTTCCTTCGGGATAATCAGCTTCATGCCACGTACCGCGATCTTCAGACCACGCTCGTCGGTGAAACCAGCGATGTCAATTAGCATCTGCTCAAGAGAAGTCTCGTTGAGATCAGCCGCTACAGACAGTTGGTTACGCTGATTGCCTGACAGAGAGGGGTGAGCAGAAGAACACAGAGCAGCGCCGTCACCAACCGGATGGCTAGTGCTGAACGCGTTGTTCAGGATAGAAGCTGCTTTGATCTGCTTGGTTTGTGACATAGATCGTGCCAAAGCACGGGTGTAGCGAGAAGCCAGACGATCATACAGATTGTCTTCGATAGCCTCTTCAGTAATGCTGAAGGCCAGAGCGATAGTCTCGTGAGTGTAACGAGCAGTGAAAGTCTCCTGCGCGTCATCAAACGAGATAGCGCCGCCTTCTGACTTAACCGGCGCAGTGCCGAAGCCAGACAGCATTACTTCTTCTTCAAAAGCACGGTCTGAAGACTCTTCATCAAAGATCTCAGAGTGCTCTTTTTCATAGCGATCATACTCAAGGCCGAAGAGAGCGTTCAGTCCGGGCTCAAGCTCCTTCGCCAATTGTGCGCGAGAAATAGCCATTACTTAATCTCCCTTAAATACCAGTTGAGTCGGCTGTCGTTTGAGAATCAAAACGACGGCTACCCGCGTTAAAGTGAGCGTTCAATCGAACAAGCAGATGCGCACCCGCTGACGCGTAATCATTGTTAGCGTCATCATCAACCAGACCTACGATACGCAACGGCAAAGTGGCCGTGGTAGCAACGCTAGACACAGAAAGCTCGGCGCTAGACTTACCGGTGTCGGTAGATCCGCTACGAGCAGAAGTGCCAAGGCTTGCGTTGGCAAACACAGTAGCCAGTGCAGTAGCTCGGTTAGTAAGGGTGGCGTCCGCCGCTACGACGAACAGTTGGTTGGGGTTGTCAGCTACAAGAGCTTTTACCGGGTAGTTAGTGTCTACAGACACGCTACCTGATCCGGGCCAGTAGTTCAGCCAAACAGGCTTCTTCTGGGTCGAATCGTGGTACTGAACCCCTACGAGGACACCAAGGGCTTGCGTAGTGCCGCCCGCAGTATCTCCGGCTTGGTCAATAACGCCTGCCGCAAGAGGAACAACGATTGCACCGTTATAGATGGCATTCGTGTTGTCACTAGCAATTTCATACTCAGTGACGCCAGTGCTGTTAACACCGCTTCCTACAAGACCAACAGGACGAAGACCAAAGGCAGTTTCTTGATTTGCCATGAGTTAGTTTCTCCGTTCTGTGCGGCCCTACTTCTTAGAGCCGCCAAAAGTTACACGACTTTGACGCTCGGGCTTGCCGATTGTCATAGTTGGATGAGCGTTTTCTCGCAACATATCCGACTCAACTGCTTCCATTTGATCCGCGTTTCGTTGAGCAAAGTACTCAGCGCGTTCCTCCACAGTTTCAATCGGAATACGAGCGAGCATCAGACCACCCACACCAAACACACCCTCATATTTACCTGAATCAATTACCGGGGCCTCAAAATCGGGGTATTCATCTTGGCGAACAAGCTCATAGCCTTCTCGCAATCTGGCAGAAATGTTTTTCGTGTCATCAAAACCACGCACTTCTGCCCGAATCCACCGATGCTTATAGCCTTCTGGTGCAGGCGGTGCATCTAGCATAGACGGGGGAGCCCAAGGCTTACGCCTACCTTGCTTCTCCCTTGACGATGCATCACGTGAGGAGCGCTTAATGCCCTCAAAGCCTTTCTTCTCTTCGGACATCACACTACTCCTTAACGTATTTCGCGTATTCTTCAAGCGGCACTCCCAACTTTTTAGCAATTGCTACTTGGGTCGGGGAGAGTTTGACCCTTTTTCCGTTGCGCCCAGTACTACTAGAACGTGAAACTCCAGCTACATTTTGGGCGGGCCTGCGGCTGGCTGACGAATCTTGCTCTTGCTCTTGCTCAAACTTATGCGGAAACTCCCGCTTAATTCGAGAATCAAGCTCATTATAATAATCATCGGACGTAGGATCAAATCCTTCATCTTCAATTAATTTCTTGTGAATGCCAAATGCGGCAAACGTCATGGCCTCATCAGTACCAAACCACGCGTTTTTACCCGCCCATTCTTCCGCTTTCGCGTCTGGTTTTTGCGGTTGCGGTTCAGGAGCCGGTTGTTGGTATTGTTGTTGGACGGGCTGTTGTTGATATTGTCGCTCTGCTTGCCGTTGCGCCTGCGCGTAGTTGTTTTCTGCTATAGCTAAACGGCTAAGTTCTTTTTGCGCCGCAACCGTAGCTTCGGCATCTCCAAGCTCTACCGCCCGTTTAAGGTTGGCTTCTGCTTGCTGTTGCTCAAGGGATAGCCTGCTCCCATACTCAGTCATGTAGCCCTGATCAAGGTTCTGCATTCGCTGACGAATTTGCTCGGCTTCGCTCTGAACGTTTTGAGCATATCGAAGCGCTTCCTCGCGCTCTCGCTCTGCGTCCCGCATTTTTTTGGTAAGGCGGTTAATCCGCTTTTGAACGGATTCGCTGTAATTTTCTAGCTCATCCTCTTGTTTTTGCTCGGGTTCTTGCGAAACGTCTTCAATAGCGGCTTCCGCCTCAGTATCCGGCGCTTCAACCTCTACTTCGGTTTCTACCGCATCACCCACTTCTAACTCAAATTGAGTTTCTTCCGCAGCACTGCTCATGCTGATTCCTCCTTACAGGCTAAGAATGTCTTCGGGATCGTCAATTACGGCCAAGATCTCGTCGTCATTAATAATGCGGCATTCGCCGCCTTCAATGCGGAAACGAGACCCGGCATATCGCGCAAAAACTACCCACTGTTTTTCTTCACACCAAGGCCCGTCAGGGAACTTATCGGTGTCTTTGTAACAAAGCGGACCTTGCTTTACGACATAGCCCACAACCGTTTGAATTTGGGTGTCGTCAAGAACTTTGTTCGGAATGTAAATACCACCTTCAGTGGTTTCTTTACCGCGATAAGGAAGGATAAGCATTCTCCAGCCAGTGGGCTGGGGCATACGATCTAAAAGGCTTTTGTCCATCGCGTCGGGATCAAGGACCTTTTGTTCTGGTTCTTTGTACAAGGATTTGACGCCCTCTTTGGCGGCATCAAGATCCAATGCTTCTGCGGCATCAGTCATTAAATTGCTCCTGTTGTTCAAGCAGGCCCGAGAGTTCCTGTGAAATGTAGTTCAGAGCAGACAATTCCCCCATAAGGTTTTGGTACTGCTCCATGGATTTAACATGGTTGTTTTCCAACAATTCTGAGATGTGCGTTCTGCGGTCTTTAACCGCTCGTTGGATAAACTGAGCTAACTGTATAAAGTCCACATGCGGTCCATCTTAGAATGTCGTATCTATATAACACGACGATCTAAGATGAGCAACTAATATGTCCAAATAACGGGGGTGGTGGTGCGGATATCTACGTGTACAAACTTCTTGGCTACGCCTATTCCGTTAAAGCCAAGCTCTAGCGCCTTTTCAACAATAATGCGCCTTTGTGCGCCATCAGAGACCGCAATGTCCGCGGCAATGCCTTGCGTGTGCGTTCCGGGCTTTTCTTTAGCCGCTTCAATAGAATGCGTGGGGGAGCGATACCCCGAGCTAATAATAAACGGAAACCCGCAGTCTTCTCGCAACTGGTCTAAAGCTTCTACAAATTCTGGTTTAATTTCGTTTTGACTTGTTTCTCGGCACTTAAATTCGTCTAGCGTAAAATGTTTGTAGTTCATTTTTCGCTCTTACTTACAAAAAGTCCAAACGATCCGGTAAGTGCGCCCGTCATTACAGAAACTAAAGCCGCTTGCTCTGGGCTGGGGTCAGGCAACGTCATAAACCACTCTACAACACGGTAGGTCATAAAGGTCATTGCCAAAATTAAAATTCTAGGAGCAATGCGCCACTCATTTAGTTGAGCGGGCGTCATTTTTCGCGTGAAACGCCTTTGGTTTTTTCAAAAGTGCGCAAGCCACCAAGGCCCAGCATACCCAGTAAAACCGTTAGCAGGCTTTCCATTTCAAATGTAGGAAGTTCAGGGGTGTCAACACCAGCCACTGCAATGCCAAAAACGACAAGAGGCTGACCAACAAAGTGCCAAGCCAAAGCAATGCCGCAAGTCCACCCAACAAATGGCCGCCAACCCGCGACAAAAAGAGACTTATGCGCCGCTTCTGCTCGGTTAACTTCAAGCTGGCCCTTTGCCAATTCTTGCGCATGGCGCTCAGACATTGTAGCAATTTCATGGGCCAGCCTCGCTCTTTCATCAGCGTCAGGAATGAACTTATCTAACAGTCCCGTTACCGGACCAATAAGTGCATCTAGCATTACAGCTAACCGAAGCCGTTAACAGCTAGTGAACCGTGAGCCGCGGAGCGCGGCACCCATGCCTTTCTTCTTGCCGGTAGTGATCTTACCGATGGCCGTGTCCGGCGTTTTTTCCGTTTTGGCCGAAGCATAAGGAATAGATCCTTGGCCATCAATTACAGCTTTATTTACCGGCTTAGGCGCGTTTGCCGCTGGAGCGCCATTAACTTTAACTTTCATATCATTGATTCCTGTCGAATCGCTGTTTCATTAATTCACGCTCCAGAGCAGCATCAATACGTGCCTGCGTCTGGCGCTCCTGACTAGCAAGTCGTTGCTGGAACTCAGAAGCCTTGTTTTGCATACGCTGTTGATCAAGCTGCAATTCGGCTTGGTCCATTTGGAAATCTTGCTCTTGCTTCTGAGCATCCATCTGAAGCTCTTGTTGCTTCAATTGTACCAAAGGATCGGGGCCCTGTTGACCCTCGCCGCTTATTTGCGCAGACAGTTGCTTAAGCTTCTGGAACTCTTGCGCGTTAATTTGAGCCGTCATGGACTCTAACTGAAGCTCCATCTCGGGCGTCAAAGGCTGTCCGCCGGTCTGTTGCATAAGCTGTGCGGTGGCTGTTTCCTGAGACTTAATCTTAACATGCTCAATAATGTGCTTTTGAAGCGCAATAGCTCCCTGCGGAAGAGCCCCCATCATGGGGGAAGTTCCAAAAGTTAAATGCGCCATAATGTGCGCGTCATGGTCCTGCCCCTCAAACGCCTTCAACTGAACATTGTCGATAACGTCGATGTTCTCTTGCGCGGGGTCTTTCGGAATCGGATCATCTGAAGACGGCGCAATCAAAATCTTATCAATGTCCTTGACGCCCAACGCTTCGTACATGCGCCGGTACGCTTCGTGCATATCGTGCATCTGCGGAGCTTGTGCCGCCATCTCAAGCTGAGACTGCGCCAATGCAATTCTCTGAGCTTGGGAAAAAATGTTGGGATTAGATACCGGAACAACATCTACACGGTCATCAAAGTCTTGGCGCATGATCGTGCGATCACCGCCTGCTACCGCGTAAGGGTATTCCTGCGGCAGGTACTCTGACATGACCCGCGCAAGAAGTTTAAACTCTTGCTTCATGCCATAGTGCAAGCGCTTATGTACTGCACTCATGACCCGCGAGCCTTGCTCCAGTAGAGCCACCGTAGTGCCCACAGGGGCCTGCTGATTGCCATCCCCAACCTTCATGTCGGTGATGGTGGCAAAACGCTGGCCCGCCTCTACAACAAAGCCTAGAAGCTGCATCAGGGTGCCGTCTGGGCCCTTAAAGGGCAACGGCATCAAAGAGTCGCGGATCGCGCCTCCCGGAGCATCCACATCACGGAATTCGCCGGGTTGTAAGGGCTCCTCATCATCCCGTACCCGTAATCCCCGAGCCTTGAAGCCAGCAGGAAGGTTAGAAAGAGTGCCAGCATCAATAAGCTGGCGAAGAGCCGCCGTGGCCGTTCGGGACAGGCCGCCAATGGTATGGATAAGACCGAGACCATAGAATCCGAATCCCGGCAAAAATTTGTAATGGACGAAATATTGAATCTTTTGTTTTTTGTCATCCTGCTCGCTGTAATTACGTCGGATAGAAAGGATTTGTCCAGTGTCCTCACTAATCGTAACCACATAAGGTATTTTAATGCCTGTTGGTTCACCATCTTCTCCAATTTCTTCAAAGCCCGGTAAATCTAAATTTACGTGGCACTCTAACAACGTGCAGTCATAATCAAGGTTGGTCGGCTCTACGCCCCCAAGCTTGTTCATCTCATCACGAACTTCATCGTCAGAACCTTGCGAAGGGTGTACCGGGATGTCTCTGTAAAAGCCCATAATTTGGCGCTTGCGCAAGTCATTCATAGACAGCTTCACTACTTGTGTAATATTTTCGCAAGAGTCAAGGTCTGTCGCGCCATACGGCACTACGATGTCTTCGGCAGGTACAAACTTACTAACGGCGCGGTCAATGGCCTCGTCGTAATAAACTTTCTTAAACGTTGAACCCGCCAAAGGCAAATAAAACAGCATTTGGTCAAACTCAGGCGTGTACTCTTCCATTACGTTAGTAATGTAGTAGTTCATAAACTCTTTAACGCGGTAAGCCTGCGCTTCATTTTGCTTGGTCTTTTCGCCCACAACCGCCGTTCTTACCGGCCCAGTAGGAGGCAAAAGCTCGTTAAACGCTTGAGCTTGAAACTGCGTAGCAGCTTCCGCCAAAAGAGGGTGAGTGACGCCTGTAGCGCCCCTAAAGGGCATTGTGCGCTCTTCGTAGTTGTAGCCCAAAAGTTCTAGGCCTTTAGAATACGCATCTTCCCATTCAGAACGAGAGGATTTGTTGGCTTCAAAATCACCTAAAAGCTCAGAAGAAAGTTCACCAAGCTCTCGGTCATCCAACTCCTCTGCCAAGTTGCGATAGAAATCGCCACCATCAATGCCAGCAAGGGCCATCGGATCAAAGTCAACAGTGACGCCACCATCTTCTTCCGCCTCAATTTCTATGCCTTCAGGAAGAACCTCATCCATGGCCCCCACAAAAGTGCCGGGAGCGGCAATTTCTATGTCCAACTCCATTTCTTCTTCCGTAATTTCTGGTTGCATTGATGTCCCATCCATTAAAGATGAAAGAAGTGCCTTATCGTCGCCATTGGCCATTTAACTTTCCCTGTATTTAGTTGCAAGTCACTACGACTTTGTTGTTTGAGTCTGTCGTGATCGTACAGCCGTTTGCCTTCAGCATGTCCTGCATAATCAGGTCACTCTTGTTGAGGTAGCCGAGCCAATCCGTAGTGTTGCCGCGAATGTTAATCATGCCTTGGATGCCTGCATTCTCAACCGAGTCAATGCCGTTGTTGCCGAGCGTAACAAGGCTTGTAAATCCATTAACGCCAAGGCCGTACAAATTGTTCATGCCGTTGGTCCCAAGCGTGGTCAAGTTGTTCATGCCGTTGGTCCCAAGCGTGGTCAAGTTGTTCATGCCGTTAGTAGCAATCGTCGTGTTTGCATCAAATCCGGCAGTACCCAGATCAACTAGGTTATCCATGCCCGTGGTGCCAAGCGTGACCATCCCGTCCACGAAGGGCGTGTAATCTATGCTGTTAGCTACCGCGGCAGTGGTCTCACCCATGCTGACGAAGGACCCGTAGAGCGCCTGCTGGGTCGAGGCATCTGCCGAAATGCGGGCCAGATCCACCTGCGCGTTGTACCGAGCCATTGTCTTGGTGGAGTCCGTCTGGAGCCACATCATCCCCAAGTTACTGACGGGCGCGGCCAATATGCTCGCCCATTGCAAAGCCTCGGACTGCTGTGGGACCGGAGTGACCGTGGGGGTCTGCGTCAGGGCCAATGCCATTACCGCCGCACTTGCCGCCTGCCCATCTCCCGCCGCAGCAATGCTGGCCAAAGCATCAAACTTGGCTTGGCTAGCCAAAGCATTAGCTTCCGCCGTCTTCTGCACCGCTTCGTAATATTGTGAGCTAGAACTAGCGCACCCCGTTACAAAAACCGCTAAAACCACTATTGCTAATGCTTTCACTTCTTTTTCCCCTTCTTAGCTAAATATGCTTTGTACGCCCGCTCGGCGGCGGCACGGCTAGTGTACATCGCCCTGCCCCGACCAATACGGTATTTCCCGTTTGGAGCCTTAGTTACTGGCATTTTCTGCCTGCTCCAAGCGAACAATTCTTTCGATTAAAGCATCTACCCTAACCGCAAGCCGATCAACTTCAGGCTGGGCGCGGCTGGGCGCGGCCTTAACTTCTTCCAGCTTTCTTTCCAAGCCTTCAATAAGCATGTCTTGACGAGCATCAGCAGGCAATGCGCCAAGCTCGCCACGCGGCCACAGAATCCGAAATTCGGTGTTCATGTCCATAATAATTTTGTCTTTGGCCATGTCTTGCTCAATAGCTTGAAGACGAGAAACAATGCTGAAATAAGCGTAGGTAGCTACGACTACACCAGCAACAATGGAAATTAAATTTCTCAACGGTATCGTAATCTCTGTTCCGTCATTTAACTTTGGCACATCGTTCATGAACTAGCAAAACCACCTATTCCACGCCGAATATCCGGCGTCCTAAACATATTCTTAGCTACAGGGGCGAGGCTGGCAACACCTCCATTAGCATAGCCCCTCATTTCGTAACTTTGTTCCGGGGACATATAAGTTGCTTCGCCCGAACCAATCATCTCAGAAATTATTCTTTCTGCTTCCTCTTTAGTCTGAGCATTGATTTTCATGCCAAGCTCGTTGTTACGAAGATCCATTTCTTTTCCCGCAAATTTTCCATCTATCAATTCACGGATATAATCTAGATCTAAATACTCTCTGGCTTGAATTGCTCTCTTTGCCGTGCCGGGGGATTCCGCATTTGCGGCCAACCAGCCCAAAGCTAAATGTCGCGCCGCATCTCCGCGCCCATCAAGCTCTTCTTTTTCGCCGTATTTTTTGCCTAAACTAGACGCCCAATCTAAGTCTTCGGCCTTCATGCCGACTAACTTAGAAATAAACTTTTCAACACCGGGACGGTTGTATTCCACAACTTAACCCGCCATGGGCATGATGCCCTGTTGCATCGTGGGCATTGGTCCGGGGGCCGTGGGCGGTGGTCCGGGAGGCATACCCCCCGGAGGCATACCCGGCGGTCCCTGTGGAGGCATCTGCTGTTGTTGAAGCCGTTGCAATGTGCG